ACATAATAATTTTACCAGTTTTAGTACAAAAATGCCTTACGAGCGTTGATTTTTCAACATTCTGTAAATTGAGAGTGTGTACTACTACACACTTACTACACACATTTTTTTCTATATTCTATGATTTTGTTGTCGGTGCTAACGATTTTTTCAATGTCGGCAAACGATTTTTCAGGTGTAACATGTGTATACAAGTCCATTGTCATTTTCAGTGTTGCATGACCCAAATATGATTGAACGACTTTCGGCTCTATCCCTGACTCAAAACATCTTGTCGCAAACGTATGTCTAAACGTGTGACCGCTAAAAAATGGAAATTCATTGTCACTGCTCTTTGTATCATTTATCCGTCTTACAACTGAACGTATAGAGTCGCTGTATATAACCGAATTAATTGGTGTGTTAAACCTTGTAACAAACAAATATTCGTTTTGCTCCTTGGGTCTGCGTGCTGAAACTATCTTTTTAAGCTCAAATTGTTTCGTCAGATATTCCTTGCACACACTGTTAATTGGTACGTGTCTGTAACTCTGCTTGGTTTTTGGTGGCTCAACATGAAATGTCTTGCCTTTATCTTCAAGGTATTTCTGATACACAAGTGTCTTATTAACATCAATATACCCCTCGTCCATATGTATATCTGCAATCGTGAGTGCAAACAGTTCTCCTGGGCGCAAGCCTGTATTAACTGCCACATTATACATGTTGTCGTAAAATGTACCCTTGCACGCTTCAAAAAACTCGTTCTGTTGCTCTACTGTCAATGCAAAAGCATTAACTTCTTTGTCTGCTCTCAGTTTTACGCCTTTCGCCGGATTCTTAATCATCAGGTCATCTTCCATAGCTCTACTGAACATGTCATTTAAAATAACCTTGATTTTGCTCTGTCTCTCATACTTATAGTTATCGTCAGAAGCTTTGTCGATAAGTAGCTGTACATCTGACTTGCGAATAGATGTTATTTCGTGGTTTCCTAAGTATGGTGAAATGTTCTTCTTATATATATGCGTGTACTCCCTAATGGTATTGGGGCGCACCCTCTTTTTCTTGTATACATTCATCCACCTGTCAAACCACACATCAAGGGTAATGCTGTCCCTAACACTTGTGAATTGTTGATTGTCGGTCACTGCTTTACTAAGTTCTTTCCGCAGTTCTGACAACTTGCTGTTGTAAATTGTCTTGCTCTTGCCGAACCTATCTTTATATCTGCCCTGATAAAGTCCGTCCTTGCGCTGGGTTATTCCGACTCCCAGCTCTTTTCCTCTCAAATCCTTTCCCATACTGATTTATGGCTCCTTTCAAAATTAAAAGCCATTATATGATAGCTTCTATATTACTACATAATGGCTTATAATTCAATATATCTATTTATATGCTATCTGTCTTTTCGAGATATTTCTCAAACTCCTTACGCTTAACTAATCGCTTGCCCCTTCCAACGAAAAGCACAAAAGGACACGAGGGATTATTAAGCATATCATTGATTCTGTTAATTCCGATATTGCTGTATTCCGCAGCTTCATCAATCGTCAGCGTTACTTTTTCCCATATTGGCACTTTGTTAATCATCGCCTGACTCCTTTCTATCTTTTCTTTAATGTCTGCCACTCTCCGGGAAGTGGTTGTTTTTGAAATTAATAGCCTCTGCGATACCTCTTCAAGGCTTTTATCAGCAACTAACAGCTTAAAAACTTCCGCTTCCTCATCGGTGAAATTGGCATTTTTCAAAATTTCTTCAAGTTCCGGTCTAGTCAGTTTTGAAAACTTCATAGACCTGTCTCCTATTCTTCGGTTTTGTTCGCACTGTGTATACAAGTATTTGAGTATCGGCATGAACCGTTGCACGGCTTGTTGTCCTCGTATACACATTGTCTTTCAAATGGCTCTATATCACTTATAGTTCTGCTATTCATCTTATCATCACTTCCTTTTTATACTGCTCTGCCATATATTGTCCGTAGCTCATACCTTTACTTTTAGCAATCTTGCATGTTCCATCTTTACAAGTAATTAAAGAGCCTGTAACCCATTCTCCATTGTCAAGCCTCTTTGCCTTGAATAAATTTCTGTCTTCCATGTTCTCTCCTTTTAGTCGTAAATTTCGAAGTACATTTCGTCTCTGTCGTAGCCTTCTCCGAAGATTCTCCAATTAACTCTGAATGCAACAAAAAATTTAATTATCGTAAAGCCTATGGCAAAATGGTGCCAATCCCAACTTTCATGGTACTCTGCGCCAAAGGTTACCCCCGAGCGCTTGCCTATTCCGAAAGCGAACGATACATGATGATTCTTACTCTTGAACACTACCGTTCTTGGTGTTGATTTAACTCTCTTCATATTATTCTCCTATTCTGCTTCTGATTGAAGCCATTCAAACCAATCGGTAAGCATTGGTAAATCGTTGCCGTTTAATGCTAAATCGTGCACAGCTAAAAACTCTGCCAGCTCTTCATCCGACATATTCCTTATCCTATCCGCGTTTGTCATCGTAATGCCCTCCATACACCAGTCTCGTCATTAATAATCCATACATTGGGTGTTGTGCATTTAATCATGCAAAGTGTTTTCCCAGTTGTATTATCATTCTTCCCAAAGGGGCAAGTCGGACATTCATTGTCCTCGCACACTGTCTTGATAATTTTTAGAGCAGTTAAAATACTTTTTGCCTCTACTACTACTCCGTCAACTTCTTTCTTCATCTTCTCCACCTCTCAATTCTTTCAGTTTTGCTCCGGCTTCTGTGAGGAATACTGTTTTACCAATGTTAGACAACGAAATCGTAAAATTTTTCTCACACTCTATGTAATTGCTATCCGGTCCGGTCTCCTCGTCTATCCATTCATATAACCATTTTTCTCTAACTGCAATCTTCATCCAATTCCTTTTTGCAAAGCGGAATGAAACAACTCGCGCTGGAAAATATAATGGAATCTTATTATCAATATCCTCATAACACTCCATATCTTCTATTGGGAGTATTGTGTTATCTACATAAACTGTATCTCCCACCTTGCAAGGCAATTTGATAAGTCTGCCCTGTTCCTCTAAATCCTCATAATCGGCAAGTTTTTTAACCATATCTTCAACAAGTTCGCAATGACAATCACTGTTATGACATGCATCGCAATATGAAGTATATACTGCGCAAGAATTTTCGCCATATTCTCTGTTTGTTAATCTCTCCATTACTGCTCCTTATCCGGAAGCTTAGCTAGTTTCCATGGTGTACACCTATCGCCACTCCACGATGTTGTTCCATTGCTCCAAGCATAAACTATCCCATTCTCATATTTCGCAAAATATCTTTTACCCCACTCGGAAAAACTGCTATCTCTTATTAGTATTGGTGTATCAACTGCAACTTTTGACCAGTCAACAGGTGGCTCAACATATTCACTATTCGCCCACTTTTTCATTTCGTTCCTGTCGTAACCCTTGCCTAAAACATAGAACAAGCAATCTTCACACGCTGTTCCATGACACGCTATTGGCTCTGATGTCACTTTATTAACTGCTATTGCGTCACCACTGCAAGCAATATCTAAAATCTGTTCTGCAAACTTCTCTCTATTTGTCATAGTTTTGTACTCCTTTCCCATAATCCGGCATATGTTTGAATCTCTCGTATGCCTTATTGTCTCTGTGCTTTTCCATATAGGCTTTTGCCTATCATCTCTCATCTGCTTTATGTGAGCATTTTGAGTACTGTCGTTATCCCATGCGTAAGTCATTAATCAATCACCTTTATGTACCTTTCATCAACGTAATTAACCTCATCGGCAAGGCATTGTGCCGCCTTTGGCAATGTCAGACCGAATTGATTAAATTTATACAGCGCATCGATTAAGTCCCTAAATTCTGCGATAAACTCTTTAATTTCCCTAACCGACAATTTAAACATTAGTTTAAGTGCCGTACATGCTAAAACCATGTAGCTGTATGCCGTGTCATTCAAAAGCTGTCTCTTATCGTTTATCGTGAGTGGATTATTCCTTTGATAAATCCTAATCAACTGCTGCATTGGGATTAGATTAATCTCTTTTTGTACATCAATGCCGTATCTCACTTTCAAAAGTTCAGCAAGCGTTTTAGTTTTCATTTCATTTTCGGTCTGTGCTCTTTCAAGGTACTCATTAATTGTTCTTTCAAGCCTTACAATGCGCTTATTGCCAAATCCATGGTGTAAATACAGTACATAGTAGCCTAAGTCCATAAAGTCTGTGAAAGACCGCCTTACGAGCTTTCTGCGGTTATTGCTACTTTTCAGCGTAACTCTCTCGGATTTTGTCCATGTAAAATCCGGCTCTTTGTGCTTTTTCTTTGGTTTCAGTTTGTTGCTCATATTTTTTCATTCTTTCTTCAAGTTCTCGTTTTGTCCTGATAAAACAGGCTTCGGTAGTTTCTTCTGTGACTTTTACAAGCTCTTTACCGCGCCACCGGATAGTTATTTTTGCTTCCTTGCTATTTGTTTTGTAAATCATTTGCAAGTCATATCTCCTTTGCAGTGGTCGGTAAAAATCGTAAAAATCTTTCAAGGTGTCCATTGTGGACTCCTTTCTTTTATTTTCTGCCGTGCAATGTTTGCCTTTTCGCAAGTTGCGTTCTTAACGTTCTGCTGATAGTGCATTTCGCAGACCTTATATCCGGGCTTTACCGGATTATCACAGAAAAAACATAGTCCTTGTTCATATCTGCCGGTTCTTTCAGGCATTTTAACTCGTGCTCTTCTCATTGTTTCTCTGCAAAATGTGCAAGTGGTATGTCCCGGGTCTGCTTTCCTTTTACGACAGCGTGTGCATATGCCACTTGCCTTGTCTTTTTCGTACCTCGCTTTTCGCCATGCTTTTTGTCGCTCGTTGTATTTTTTTACATCAGCAGTGCGTATCTTTGACATGGCTTCGGCTGATTTCGCCCTACACTCAATACAGCTTTTTTCGTCACCATACAGCAAGTTCTTGCCACATCTAGGGCAAACACCAACTGCCTGTAATTTTTTATAAAGCTCTCTGCCATATGCTGTGCGTTTGCTGTTACATGCCGTGCAAACCACACCTTCTCTATCAAGTGGTTTTCCACAAAGCACACAAAGGTTACTGGCTTTTCGTACTTCATATCTTTGCCTTGAATACTTGTCTTTTATCATTTTTCGCTAGGAGTAAAGCCGGCTTTAATTGTGCGCACAAACCTCTTTACCTCCTATCTTTTCATCTGCTCGATACGTTCCTTGATTTCTTTTGGCATTGGGACACCTTTAATTGGCTTATTTTGGCTTTTATTATCTTCAAGCGATAATTTTATCGTCTGTTGATTTTTAGAGCCGATTTGAGTCGAATACGAGCTTCTATTGGTATTTTCAATCAATGCCTGTATATCCTTTGGCATTTTTTGATATTCCTTTGCTCGATTAACAACTGTCCTGTAGGTTCTCATAAAGTTTGACTGCACTACGTTTTCAATGCTGTTTATGTCCGTCAGTGCCCAGTTTCTAAGATTATCAGGACTCCCGACAGCCTTTTGTACGAGTGGTGGTAACTTGTTAAATTCTTCAACTGCACCATAATAGCCATTCCGCAGTGCCCTGCTGACAAGCAACCATGCTTCCATTTCGTTAAGCTCCTGTGGGGATTGAACCTCATGCAGTTTGTTGATTAGCTGTCCGATGCTCGGTGCAAATCCGCTTGTATCGGAATGCACGTAAGTTTTCAATGCCGTAGAAATTTGACTGTAGCTGTATTCTTCCAACATCATATTCCACACATCTACTGTCTCTGATAAATTGCTCGGCTTGTAATTGGGGTAGCAATCACACATTATGCGAATGATTTTAACTGTCTCGTCTCTTGTCATTTCTCTACCTCACACATTATCCCAATCAATGATGCCTTTGTTAGCTGAATGTGGCTCATTGTCCTTTAGTGCAAACAGTCCTTGCCAACAATGGTCTACTGACTGATTAAGAATTTTAACAGCCAAATCATTATCGCCTTTTGAAAGTCTCTCGATAGTGTTCATAGCTCGGTGTAATGCCATGTCGGTGCATATTGGCTTTTTGATTTTTTTTCGCATTGTCAGATATTCCTGAAAAGCGCTCTCTAGCATTTCATCATCAGGGTAGTAGACGGTTTTCTTTTTAGATATTGATTTATCAATATCTTTTTCTTTTATATCCTTATCTTTACTATCCTTAACTATACTATTCTTATCTATACTTACCTTACCTATACTATCCTGTGGCAGACAAGTGGCAACCACTTGGCAACCATCTGGCAACCCATTGGCAACCACACGGCAACCATCATCGGAAAATGTGTATGCACCATTGGATTTTATCTTTAATTTTGCCAATTCTTCCTTAAAATTCGTTGGTGTATACCGGTCTTTTCTCAAAGCGTTTGCCATGCGCCAATGCTTAATTACAATCACACCATTATCAAACTGATAAATGTATCTTTTTTCCAATAGCTGTTGTAAATCAGCCACACTTGCGTGAGCTTTGAACATGGAAACTGATACCTGATTGCAAAATCCGTCATCATCAGCAGACATAGATAAATGCAAATATAAGGCTTGCGCACTTGATGATAAAGCCATGAAATTATCATCATCAGTGACTTTTTTTGTGAACATTCTACGTTCTGCCATTTTTAATCTCCTATTTTCTTCAAGTTTCGGTTGATGTATTTTAATCTTTTTTCTCACAGTTTATGCGCTTCAAGTTGCGTCCCTGTTTGAATTTCACCCATTCTTCAATCTCGACATTAGTGACCGCGAAAATCTGTTTCAAAATTTCCAAACAGATAATTACATCAGCCATTTCCTCAACAAGATTGCTTCTGTCACCTACACCTCTAATTTCCTTGCTAATTGCCTGTGACAGCTCGGAAAGCTCTTCCATGCATACCACAGACTGCATTCCCTCGCCATAATGCTTTATGCTCTTGGAAACTATTGATTTGTCAACATTAATCTCCATTTTTATTTCCTTTCTTTGATGTTTAGTTACTTTCTTTCTACAATGTGTTGCTCCAAACTTAGACTTGCCAACATATTCGTAACAATCAACACATTTCCATTTGCCGCTCTTTTTCGGTGTATCTGAACATCCATAGTATCTATGATTCTCGTTCGGATAATTGTTCCAGCAATGGCAATCATAGTCTTTGTTAGTCATTTTTATCAGCTTTCTTAAAGGGAACTCCTCTAAAATGCTTATCAAGGTCTAATTCTGTTCCGTCAATGTTGCCATTCAGCTTATTTTGGCAGTGACACAATAGTACTTCAAGGTCGCAAATTCTGCCTGCTCTGTATTCACCGCGAATAAAATCCAAAACCCTATCTACACTTTCCAACCTATATGCAAGTTTATAATCGTCACTACTTTTAAAACAGCTATTGGCAAGCTCTCTGTATTTTTCTGCCTCTGCGTATTTTTTTTTCGCCTTGTTTAAATATTCTTCCGCTTTTGTCATTCGCTTTCACCCGCTTTCAATAAATCCATAAACTTCTCGTACTGTTTCTGCGATACTTTGTTGTGCTTCTTATCGTCTCTAATTTCGATTTTAAGATGTTTTTCAGCGATAGAGGATAATTCTCTTGCCAACACCTTTTTACCTTGCTGTATGCCCTGCATATAGCCTTTAGGTGCTTTTCTCTCGCCTATTGAACCACTAGCACGATTTTCTCCTTGTCCACCTAAACTGACATTTCTAAGCTGATAGCCTTTATCTGCATACAGCTTGATGTAATATTTCTCCTTTTCGTCAAGCTGACTTTCGGGGAAATTCAGAAATTCAACTCGCCAACCATAAGGATTTTTCTCTTTGTCGTACAGCTTGTGTTTGCGTAAACTAAGGTCTATGTGCTGTTCGTATCCTACAAGGTGGCTTGCCAATCTGCTAAGTGTATGTACCGCCTGTCCGATATACGCATACTTAAATCCGTTTTCATCTTCTCGGAGTAGGAAGTAAATCCCGCTCCTGTCATTCAGCTTTGGATTCAGCTTTAATAACCGCTTTTTATTCTCCTGTTCTATTGCCTTGGCTCTTGCTATGTTCTGATAATTCAATGTTTCCACCTCTCTTTACAATATCAATTGCCTTATCTATTGCCAAAATCCATACTTCCATTTCATCGTCATAAAGGTTTGTGTAATGTTTGATTTCTTCCAACTGCCTTACAACCTTGTCAACATCATAAGCGGTCGGATATTTATCCAGTAATAGCAATACTGTATTTGTATTGAGCAAAGTTCCGTTACTTAAAGTAACTGATTCCAAATCTTTCTTTAGTGCATCCACGTCAATCAATCCCATTTTTATCACGCTCCAATAATATACATTCAGTTTCAAAGAGTTTTTCAGATATATCTTTTGAATTAACTCTGCTCTCAAATTCCTTGATAAAATCTCTGTATGCCTGTTTTCTAACTTCTCGGTCATGCTTGGTGCAATCAAGCTCATCGAATGAGATATTGATTTTTCTGATAATACTGTAACTTGATTTATCAGAATTGATATTCATGTATCTTTCAGTGCATATTGGCATAATGCCATTTTTCTGTAGCAGTTCTGTAATCTGGAATACAAACGCTCTTACAACTGCAATATCTTTTTGCTCCGCCATATCCTTTGCAATATTTGCAAATATTTTATTTGCATAATCCATTGTTTTTCCTTTCTAGGACAGCCGTTATTGACTGCCCTATAATCAACCGACTCTTAGTTAAATGGTAATTCCTCGTCAATGCCATTAGGGATTGACATAAAGCTATCATCGGGTTTTGGCTGCGGCTCTGCACTGCTGCCACTTGAATTTTTACTGTCGCAAAACTCCAACTTAGATATGTTGCAATCGTTAGTGTAGACTGTGTTTCCGTCTTTATTCTTGTAACTGCCTGTAGTCCACTCACCGATAACTGCAATCTTTGAACCTTTAAATACGTGCTTTTCTACTGTTTCAGCAATCTTGCCGAAAGCCACGCAGTTAATGAAATTTGCCTTATCGTCTTTCTTCTTAAAATTCTTGTCAACAGCAAGTGTAAATCTTGCTATTGCCATTGCATTTTCACCCTGTGAATATCTAATCTCAGGGTCCCTAGTTAATCGTCCTAAAAGTGTTACAATGTTCATTATTTTTCCTCACTTTCTTCTACTTTCACTTCTGATTGAAGCCATTTTAGTAAATCTCCATAACTGTCATGGATTTCTTCTTCCTGCTCTGTATCAAGATTATAAATCGACTTATAGGGCTCTTCATCCTTTTCAAAATCGCACATATTGTGAATCCATTCCGCCAACTCTTTATCCGACATATTCCTTATCCTGTCGGCATTGGTGTGTTTGCTATCACATCTACAGCAAGGCTCATTATCTCTTGAATTGCTGTTGTGCTGGCAGTTACAAGTGCTATTAATACTGCCATTCAATTCAGCTAATTTGTTATAATAGTATCTTATATACTCCTTGCCATACATATTTACTGCCTTTTCAAACTCGTAAATAGCATTACATTCCGCAAGCTCTTTTATTTGTTTGCTACTACACATTATTCTCCACCTCTCAATTCTTTTAAATATTTCTTGCGTTCTTTTCTGAACTTCTTGGAATGCCTAGTCAGAATTTCGTAGATAGCTATTTCGTTGACTTGCGTCTGCCCTATTGGATCAACAACATACCAATTTTCCGGTAGCAAGTATTGAATAATGAAATGACGAAACTCTGCATCACTCATTCCAACACCATAGATATTTTCTTTATCTTTTCTTGCTGAATATTTCTCTTTGAAAAACTCACTAATTGTCATCCTACACCTCTCAATTCTTTCAGCTTTTCTTCTGCTGCGGATTTTATGAAGAATACTGTCTTGCCGATTTCACCTACTTCTGCATCGATTGTATTTGTACACCAATCTGTAGGGTCTAAATCGTATTCAGGAACAGGTCTTCTGTACGGAAAAATATCTTCATCTGTTGCAAGCGCAATATATGCTTTTCCGTCAACAGGATTTATACTTAATCCGCAATGGGTGCACTCAACCACTTCATCATCATAAATAAGATATACTATGTCTCCTGATTCCGTGTACGCTTCTTTGCAAGGCAACTTGATAAGTCTGCCCTGTTCTTCTAATTCCTCATAATCAGCAAGTTTGTCAATAACATCAGCAATTGTTTCGCAATTTTCCCAATCTTCTTTACTACAATACTCAAATCCATATTTGCAATTTGAACCACAGCCCTTAACGCAATATGTATTACCTATCTTATCTGTTAATCTCTCCATTGCTACTCCTTTCCGCTTTTAATTATTTACATCTTGATTTTATATATCCTAATTGGTTGCCCTTCACTTTTATCACTTTCTTGCGGGTAATATGTATTACCAATCCATTCAAATTTTAAATATACTAATTCAAAATCATTTTTTTCAATGCTGCAGTTTTTAGGCAATCCATGAAAATTTTTGCTAAGTCTAAAACAAGCCTCTACATCATTATCCTTATACCAATTCATATTTATCAAAAATTGTGTTTTATCATTACTGATACCGCTATAAAAGTTTCTCATTCACGCCTCCAATCTGTTCAAAATAAACTCTTGACATATAATCTCCTTTCTAAAAAGGGCACTCATTAGGATTAGCAAGTAGCCACTCCTTGTTACGCTCTGCAACATCCACATTTGCCCCACAAGCGACTTTCTTCATCTTCTTGATAAAACTATCTCTATCAGAATTTTCACTTGATAGATGGCACATTATGACATTCTGCAAGCTATCTGAATAATTCGCTTTAACGAAATCACAAGCTGTGTCGATGGACAAGTGACCTCTGAATACGTGATTTGCTTTGCCCGTGTTATCCCTGCCGATTAAATCCTTGTCATAATTCACGCCTAAGAGGATATGATTTATGCCTTTAAATCTCCACTTGATTAAATTGCAATCGGTTATGTAAAGCATTCTCCCCATTTCCTTGTGCGTAATCAGAAAGCCGTATATCGGGCAAGGCTCGCCATTTGCATTGGTATGTGTCCAGTTTCCGTCTATTGTTGTTAAATCAAAGGGCTTTACTGCAAATCCGCCCATGTTCATTGACATATAATCAATCTTCAAATATGGTGCATAAATCGGTATTCCCATAGGTTTAAAATCGTTTAATGACCTTGAATGGTCGTCAATAATGCTCGTGTGAAATAAGGCAACCTACTATATTTTTTACATTCCAATCACACATCTTTTTTATGTCTTTAATCCCCATTCCTGCATCAAGAATAAGTGTTTCGTTTTGCGACATAAGAGCATAAGAATTTCCTTTACTTCCAGTTCCGCAACATTTCAATTTGAGCATTACATCACCTCACTTTCATCTGCAAGTTTCCAAATATATCCGCCCGCCTGTTTTCTAATACCGCCTTTATTATTAAAAGGTTCTTTATTGGCTACTTGTAAAATATTCCTCTGACATATTCCTGTCATCCTACTTGCAACTTCTCCATTTACATATGTAGCAAGTAATACTCCATCCTTAGTGTATTGGCATATTTTTCTTGGTTTCTCATATTTGTTATAATTAACAATTCCTGTAACCACTTGTGGATGCGTTTTTTCCGTTTCTTTTCTGTGCTTCTTTGGATGAATATATTCCAAATTTGAAACGATATTGTTTTGCTTATTTCCGTCTTTATGGTGTACTTGATATCCTTGTGGTCTATCTCCTATAAAATGTTCTGCAACCAATTGATGTATTGCTATTGACTTCTTTTTGTTAGTTACAGAATTTCTTAAAACAATGCGAAGATAATCTCCTGTTGCATTTTGATTTGATAGAATATATCCGCCCTTTGTCTTTTTAAAACTCTTTACTCTTCCGTAATTTGAAATCTGATATTGCCCCTCAAAGCCTTTTATCCACTTCCATTCTTCATCCATACTCACACCTCGATTTCATCATCCTGTGGGAACTGAAAAACAGCATTGTTGGCATACTCTACTTTTGATGGCTGATTTTCTGTTCGCACCATAACACAACATTTCTTTAATTTTTCAAATTCCTTTGCCACATCGTCTGAAATATCAACATTCTGCATTACGATAGGCATACCGACATATGCTTCTCTAAGCATTCCCATAGCCTTAACTGCTTTTCTTTGGTAGAATATTCAGCCAACGTAATGTCATTAATCAAGTCTTCTACTCCTGTTAAATTACGGTTCAAAAAATAAATAGCATTTCTGAATATCTGAATAACTACCATTTCATAAGGAACATCTATTGTTCCGTCCTGTGAAATTACTCTCATATCAGTTCTCCTCACTCTGCATAAACGGCGGTAGTTCCTCTGACTGCTTGTCGGCTGTGTCGGTCGGCTCTACATCAATTATGTTGTCCTCGTCAAAATCTACTGTGTTTGCATTCTGCTCAATATCATAGGCAACATCCTGTTCAAGCATTTCATCGTGGCTGACTTCCTCGTAATCATCTTCTTTACCAAAACCGCTATGAGTATTGTTGATAGCTTTAAGAAGTCTGTTCTTAACAGTTTTCATAGCCATCTGGTCTGCGAATTTTTGATGAACTCCGTTTCCGGTCTCCTTATATCCGTATCCCTGTTTCCAAGCTGTCTTTATCTGTGCCATAGTCATAACTTCTGCAATCCTCTCGCCATTTCCCATAATCGCTACCGCATAAGCACCAACAATCTTGTCATTGTCGATATTCTCAAAGCTCTGTTCGTGGCAATCAATAATTGTCTTTGCGTCCTCCTTGTGGTACTTGAATACATCCCCTTTATAAATAACTGATGCATTAATGTCTTTAAGCCCATATCTTCTAGCAAGACAAGTTGCGCCATAAACAGACGGCTGACAGCTTAATTTGCCCGCATAAGCGACTGGGTAACACTGCTTCTTTCTTATTGATAATCCGTCTGTTACCATTTCGATAAGTGCATTTTCAATACTTGCCCTTGTGCAGCTCTGTAATACAGGCTTCTTATTCATATCTACTGTGTCCTGTAAAATAAGCATTGCCGACATAAGCTCGTTTGTATAGTTATAATCTTTAGGGAATGTTAAGCCAAATTTCTCTTTCTGCTTAATTTTTACAACCATTCCCTCTGTAAAATCTTTTGCTACAAGCTCTCTGCTTTCAGCTTCTTTCTTTTCCGCAACTGCTGTATTCTCTGCCATAATTAATCCTCGCTTTCTACTTCTTTAAATTCGCCATCAACTAATTTATAGAATATATCTTCTTTGATACGTTCTCCGTCTACATATTCTGTTTTTACGCACTTAGGAATCCATATATAATTACCACTATCATTTGCTTTATCAGTTCTAATCCATTCGGCTAATGTTATCCAACTACCGATTTTTGCCTTTGCTATTGAATTGCAGCCTGCTGCCATAACCACAGAGTTATTACCTTCTGATGTTATCTGCGCGTAATCTCCACTACTGCCTATCCGTGCGGAATATCCACTACTGCCTATCCGTGCGGAATATCCACTACTGCCTATCTGTGCGGAATCTCCACTACTGCCTATCTGTGCGTAATCTCCACTACTGCCTATCTTTGCGGAATCTCCACTACTGCCTATCTTTGCGTAATATCCACTACTGCCTATCTGTGCGGAATCTCCACTACTGCCTATCTGTGCGTAATCTCCACTACTGCCTATCTGTGCGGAATATCCACTACTGCCTATCTTTGCGTAATCTCCACTACTGCCTATCTTTGCGTAATCTCCACTACTGCCTATCCGTGCGGAATATCCACTACTGCCTATCTTTGCGTAATCTCCACTACTGATACCAACATCGTCTGCTTTGACTGTCTCAACTTTTGTTTTCTCAATTGTAAAATCTACGCAAGCCTTAATAAACCCTTTAAGCCCAAGTTTTGCACCAATATGGAGCTTATTTGTAGCTGTTTTATCCTTTCCTTTATAAATATCTCCAATAGCTTCAACATCTGCAAAATCTGAAATGTTGCCATCTTCATCAATAAGTGGATAATAATTCAACACATCAAATGGATTTTCACAGAAATGCATTACACCCGCTTCACATATTTTGTTTCCTTTTTCTTCGTAAGTAGTATTTTCTTCGTATTGCTTGCCTTTGCATATCATTCCTCTGTTAAATGCCTTATATCCTTTTATACTCATCGATTCTCCTCTCTTTGCTTCTCATCTCTCCATGCTTTAAATTGCATATTCAAATCTTTCACTTTTACCTCAATCTCGTCTACCTCTTCCTCTTGTTCGACTAAATAGCCGACAATTTCAAGCATATTGTGTAAAACATCTTCTTTTGACAGATTTGTTCTTATTTCATCCATTTTTACACCTCATTAAAAACCTGAACCGCAAACAGTTCATTAGGTGTCTGCTTGAATAAAACTCCGTCAGATATGACTGTATACATATATCCGTCATACTTAAGCTCTACAGTATGTTTCTTACCGCCCATGTAATAGTTTCTCTTCTTAATACTCATGTTGAACCTCCTATAATCCAAGTAACTTTTTGAGTTCTTCTTTCATTTTCTCTGTTTCTTCTCTCATTCTCTCAACTTCGTCACTCAACTGCTCCCTACTTTTATCAGCAAGTCTAATTACCATTTTGTACTCTTCCTCTGAAACTGACTCTTTAAGCGCATGTAAAACAGTAACTGCCTCTGCCATAATATTGTTTTTTGTACCTCTAAATGTAACTTTTCCGTCTTCCGCTTTAATCATTTCTATACCTCCATATTTTCAATCACAAGTTCTTTGTCCTGTGTATGTTTTAACAAGATTAGTTGGTTATCAATCTGTGGTATTCTCCAATCGTCAACACTCTCTGTATCATCAATGATAATTGGAAAATTAACGCTTGCCACTTTCTGAAAAGCTCGGCATATGTCAACTTCCGTTAGCATCCTTGCGCCATGATTGAGATTTCTTGCATACGCTTCACCATTGTAAACAAAGTCGCAGCACTCCTCGGTATCACCATTTAAGAGTGGCCTGAAAAGCTTTGCTGTGGCAAAATTCAGATACTTATTAACATCAGCCTGTAAAAGCTCGTTTTTCTTTCGAGTAAACTCTTTCAGCAAATCAAGCTTTCTTTCCCAATCAGCAATTTCTTGATTGAGGTCTTTCCTCTTATCTTCAAGGTCGGCTATGCTATCGTCTATACGCTTGTTATTTGCCACACCAAGCTCAATCCTCGCATTAGTCGATGAAACTTGCCTTAACAGTTCGTTTCGCTCGTTTTTGAGCTTTCTGATAAGTTCTGATGTATCGTTTTCATCGGCAAGGACTTTCTCTTTTTCCTCGATTTTAGCTTTAAGTGCCTGATACTCACTGTTGCCTGTCATGTCAACATCAGTAGGTACCATTCCAAGTTCTTTAGCGATGTTATCACGTTCAAACTCGTTAGCAACAGTATCACGCTTTTCTGTCAGCTCCTTAAGCTCTGCTTCAAGGTCAGCTATTTCTTTCTTCTTGTCCTCAATAGCCTGTTTGAATTCCTTGCTGTCACTTGATAATGAATTGCCCTTATCCTCAAGCTCTTTAAGCTTCTTCAATTTTTTATCACTAAAATCAGTTCTCAAACTCTCTATTGTATCTTCCGGCAATCTCTGACCGCACATCGGACAATTAACACTGCTTTCATCAAAGGAAAGTGCCTTTGCTTTTTTCCAGTCAGCACGTACCTTTGCTAAGTCTATTGCGCAATCTCCAATCCCTCTTTCGGAGTTTTTAATGCTAGCTTTTCCGGCTCTTATCATTGACTCTGTTTTGCGGATTGAAACATCGAAGCCGTCAATCTGTGACTGTATCTCCATGCGCTTTTTCTGATTGTCAGCATTGGCTTTTCGCTCCATATCTGAAAGCTCAAACTTAAGGTTCATAATGTCCTCTGTAGCCTTTCGTTTGTCCTCTAAAATCTTATTGTAGTCAGACAACTTATCTTCAATTTCCTTAAGCTGTGGCTCGTATGTTTTCTTTTGCAATTCAAGCTCTGCAAGGTCTGTATACTCATTGGTGGAATGAATTGTATCAATCCTCGTTGAGATTTCGTTTCTTTCCTTGACGAGTCCTTTTGAGCCATTCCTACCGCCTGTGCCGTTTAGCTTGCCACGGCATACTTTTTTGAGCTGGTCTACATCGCCATCATCAAACATTGGTTTAAGTTCAGCAAACTGTGGAAACATATCACAGATTTCTTCATCAGTATGTGTGCCAAAATAGCTTGCAAGGGCTAATCTCTGCTCTGCCTGTGACTTGTTGAGTAATGTCATGGCATTTAAACAAAATGGTAATATTCCAAGCTCTGCCATGTTGTCATTGATGTACTGATTGTAGTCAGCCATTTTATATGGCACATCATTAATCGAGTAATCAGTAACACTTCCTGTAATCTCGCCTTTTTTGTTGCGTTTCTGCCTTGTAACCTTTTTCAGAGTCTTTGCTTTTCCGTCAATCTCAAATGTGACAGCCCTCACAATGTCAACATCGTCAATCTCAACTCCGTTTTCATCATGCGGTCTTATGCCTGTAATCTCCCTGTCGTTCTCGTCGTGACAATTCAGCACATCAAGAATAATTCTCTTAACTGTTGATTTGCCGACTTCATTCTGACCGGACAACACAGTTTTCATTGAAAAATCTGTGTCTAATGTGTTTTTGCCGTAGAATTTACAAAAATTCTGTGCAAAAATGTGTGTAATCTTCATTGCGTTTCCTCTCTTTCTATTATTTGTTTATGGTTTTTAGAATCAAATTTCCGTGTAGGCTTGATTTCTTCACTACTCTTAGGTATGAGTCCGACTCCGATACGAAAAGCCACTCACTCGCCACGTAATGAGCCTTGTTGAGCAACGACTTCTGCTCTCTCGTTAATGGCTTCAATCGGTATCGTGTATCGCCTAACCTAATTCGTCTTACATTGTTCATTTAGCTTCTCCATTTCTTTATCTAGTAACGCTTGAAAGTCAAACGATTTGTCTTTGTGCCGTTTAGCTCGATATAATTCTTGTAGGTAATCGTTAGCACTCTGACGTTTCAATTGGCTACCAATCGCAGTAGATGTCAAGGTTTCCATTTCCGCTTCCCTCGTCATATACAATTCCCTGTATGCCAACAGGAGTATCAACCACACTTCCATGTGGTAAATCGTCACTTGCAATTACCGCGTATTCGTTTTCGTCTACAACAAGTCCATGCTCGTTTAGATGTCTGCCCGGAATATTTAGACCGCCTCCGGGTAACGCTCTCTGTGAGTACCACGTATAAGTGTAATCGCCATATCTGACTCGTCCCAGCTTCTTAAACCGGCTACAACTGTATTTCTTACGGCAAGTCGGAACTGTTGGCTCTTCATAGGTCTGCTCAACTACAACCGGTTCATTCTGAACTACTGTTGGCTCAATCTTTCCAAGCATTACGCTATTAATATAGGAAGTAACACCGGCTGTCAGCTCAATTTTGCTATCTGCTTTCGTTGCTATTGGCTTTAAGGTCATAGTTCCAATTATTGAAATTGATAACATCAATATCAGTTTTCTTTTTCTCATGCGGTTCGCCCTCCTCTATGAGACATATTGCAATCAGTATCAGCCAAAATACTGTTACGATTGCTCCAACGATAATACTCGCTGTCTTAATTCCGTATGCCACCGATAATTCAAGGAAAAATGCAAATGCTAATGCTCCGAAAATCGAATAGCCACAACCTGTATAGAATTTTTCTTTTAAAGTTCTTTTTCTCATACAATCACCTCTCTATGCAAAGCTCTGTTGAGCGTTTGCATCATGAATAAGCTCATCAAGATACTTAGGCACGACATAGCAATCAATGAACTCATGCACATCGTCTATATACTTTCTCTTGATACTCTTATAAGTAGATACGCAGCCATACTCACGCTTTAGCTGCGTCCATATATCAGAAAATGTCTTATGTCTGATGCTGTTGTCCCTGTATGCTTCGCTCTGCTTGCCACCAAGGATATTTACAACTCTGCGCTTAACGTGCTGTTGTATCTCATCAATATCGCAACTGTAAAGTGGTGCATTTTCCTTAAGCTCGCTCACATCATCTTTTATGTCGTTTACTTTCTGCTCTAATTCTGTATAGCCCTGTGCTAAAAGTTGTATCTGACCGCCTGTTGTCTTTGGCATACCATAACTGCCTGTTTTTCTGATTGACGGAAGTACCTCTGATGTCACCCATTTACGAAACTTCTTAGCATTAGGCTTGTCGCTTCTAAGAATTACTGCATACAAACCGCTTTCTGTTATGAAATTTGTCTCTCCGGCTCGACTGCCTAGATTTAATCTAGTCAGTTCATCTTCATCTAATCTCTTTGCTACATCTGTAGCATTTTTGATTTCCAATGCCTTGCAAATATCAATCAAGCAAAACATAGGTTCATCATTTATTACTGCTGTTCGGATTTCTCCAAACTCTTCATTATTGAAAATTTGTAAATCGTTCATGTTTTCTCCTTTCTGTGGTATAATCCTCTTATTCTAAATAAGAAAAGAGGTGTAAATATGGCTACTGAACAATGTGTGTCAGCTTATGCTACTGCTAAAATTTGTGGTTTTAACGGCTCATATAGTGATTTCAAAAAACTGTACGACCAATACTGTGATGAAATTATCAAAACATTGCCTAATGAAAAACCACAATTAGCAAAAGTCGAACCAGCTAACAATCCATTCCGTACCCTAAATTACTTCTAAAAGCTTTAATCACTGGGGAAATGGCGGTAAGTGCTTTAATCGACAGTTCAATGTCGGTTTCTTCCGGGTGCTTATCGCCACTTTTGATTTCTCTGTAATCATCAACAATATCCATGGCGATATGCTGTGCAAATTCATCAATGCTGATATATCGAGAATCCTCTTTTTCAGCAATTACACTTTTTCCGTCCTTGTCTGTTATTGTGTATCTCTCTTTGCTCATCCAATTCACTTCCTTTCTAAGGTATAATCTCCCTATCTGATGAAACACGAGAGCCAAAATGAGCCTCATAGCCATCTTTAAATTTGATACTCTCGATACCGCCCACATATTTTTGATTTAACTGTAGTGTTCGCAAGTCTGTGGCAATATCAAACGCATTCAAGTCAATTGTTAGTACAGGAAATCCGGCTCTGTCTTGTTTCAATTCATAGCTTCTCACTCCGTCTATTTTGTGACCATCAATGTAGATTTCTGTAAAAATCTTTTCGCCCTCAACCTGTCTAATTTCGATTTTCGACATTTTTACTCCTTTCTCTCTACTCAATAAAATAAGAAACTTCTACGCCAAAATAATTAGCAATCTTAATTAGCTTGTCTGTTTTTGGCATTGATTTTCCTGACTTCCAATCCGAAAAAGTACTTCGTGCCATTCCGAGTTCCTCCGACAGTTTGTAAAACGAAACGTTTCTAGCTTTTATGAGCGTATCGAGTTTCTTAAAGCTCGCCTGTCTTTTTTTCTTGTTCAATTTCCCATCTCCTTTCTTGACAATAGTTAGGAAATCCGTTACAATAAAAAGCGCCATATTAGGCAAAATACGCTAGGAGGTAAAAACCTTGAAAGCAATTTTGATTTTGCCTGTTCCATATTTGCGAGGTCGCATTTAAAATGTAGCAATCGGTGTAGCGCATTTTGGGCAGTAAAGCTCGATAAAAAATCACGGCTGGCATATCCGGTAATATGCCGTGCTATGTTAGATACTCCTCCCAATCCGTCAGCTAATGGCAATTAGACTGCTGAACTTAAACTGCATAAGTGACGGAACATTTAAAGAAGCATTGGTACTACACAGTGCGTCGAAAGACTGCAAAATGTATGTGGTGTAAAAAATAAGGCAACGGCTGTTAGTGGTAGTACACTAACAGCTTTTGTTTTTTAGTTCAAAAATCCTAACTATGTCTTGATAAAAATTAGAAAATCGTGTATACTATGAATTGTCCAGAAACATAATATTATTTTCTCAATTTTATTTTTTATTGAGTTGAGATTTCCTAACTTCTTTTTCATTCTACATTAGGAAGTCTTATTTGTCAACCCCAAATGTTGAGAAATCACAACTTTTTTTAAGGAGATTTTCTATGTACGAAAGATATTGTAAATTAAGAGACTCAAAAGGGTTAAATGATTCAGAAGTGGCTAAATATGGTGGTTTCCCTAAAAGTACTTTTTCAGATTGGAAAAAAGGAAAAAGCTGTCCAAAATTGTTTAAGCTGGTAAAAATTGCAGAATGTCTTGATTGTTCACTTGATTATTTAGTTACCGGAAAAGAGCACCATTCAGTTGTCGAGGAGGCAACAAAAGACTTGGCTCTGTCGAAAATGGATAGTAGAATTAAAGACTATGCGTTGAAATTATCTAAATTGTCGGATAAAGAGCAAGAAAATATTATGAATTTAATAGATATGATGTATGAAAATACTCAAAATAAATCAAATTAATAAGAAAGGTGGTATTTTATTATGAGTAAAACTGTTAAATGTCCTAAATGGGGTTGTGATGGTGTTGGCATACCTGTTGATACCAAGAAAAAATTCTCATTCGGTAAAGCACTTGTTGGCAACACAGTAGGTGGTCTCTTCGGGCCTGTCGGTGCCGTTGTCGGTACTGCTACCGGAATTAAAGGCAAGAACGGCAAAACAAAGTTTGTGTGCTCAAAGTGTGGTAACGTTTGGGAAAAGAAAATATAACCACAAGGCAGAGTTTTTACTCTGCCTCTATTTTTCCTTTAATAAATATGTACAAGTACAATAACAGGTCTTTATCTTCCAAGCCCTCAATCATTTTAATTATTTCATCCTTATATTCCATACAATGCCACCTCCGATACATCAATTATAGAACATTTGTTCTTAAACGTCAATAAGGACGGCAGAATAATCCACCGCCCTACCGAAACTTGAAGAGTTCTCTTGTTTGAGAACATCATTACTGTAGCACTTTAAAGTGTTTTATTTTGTCGAATATTGACAACATGGACTGTTTTGTAACCCTATTCCTGTAAAATAATTGAGAGGGCTTATGCTCTCTCTTTTTATGTGCAAAATCCTATTTGTGATAGTCTGCTAAACCAAAGTTTAGATAATACAAAGAAGAGCTTGAATTCCAAGTCTGAAGCTAATCATACCCATAACAATAGGCACTATGTGGCGCATTTGAAGGCGGCTCTCAACGCTTTATGTTCCAATACATTTATTTATATGATGTACACTACATAATAAATAACCCCGACATTTTGTGTACTGCTATTATTATTCCAAAGAAGTACAGTAAAATCTTTATAGATATTTCTTCCAATTGATATGCCCTTGCCGCCAGCATAAATTATAGGAAGCTGCGTAATAATCCCTGCATCGCTTGGCAAAGAAAATGAAAAAGAGTATTCTCTATCGGAATTTCCAGTAACTGTTATTGATTCAGCCTTATGCAAGACAACAATATGATTTTTTACTAATGCATTAAGCTTAGTATTAATCTCGCTCTCAGTATAGTATCTATCATCATGGGTGTGAGGTTTCGGAGTTCTGGCATCCGACAGTCGGCTATCAGTGGTATTTACCTTAAAACTTAAACTCTGGTTTAATTCATCGTATTTGTCATTCAAAATCTTGCCTTGACTCGCGTCTAATGCGTTTCCAGTAGTAGAAGTCGTGAGGTTATTCGCCAAATCTTTAAAGGCAAAGCTTTTCAAATCAGCGAACCACTTCTTAATTTTTCCGAAGCCGACCGACACTTTTTCACCAGAAACAAGGTTTGCTCTAGTTGTTGTAGCGGCAAAAGTAACTGTTGTATCGCTTATATTTCCACCTTCTGCAACCGCTCCGATATTGGCAGGAGTTATGTTTACATTTCCTCTGCGATAATATGCTTCTTTTGCACCTTTTACTCCTGTTACCGGTGTGCCGGCAAGCACATCCCAATATCTATCAACAGTTAAATATACGTTACTTCCGGCAGGAATTATATTACCAGCCCCCTCTTTAAAATCAGTGGTTGTGGTAAACTGGTCGGTTATATTGTACATATCACCAGAATTAGCATCCGCTGTGCTCGGTAAGTCGGCAAAGTTGATTGTTCCAAGAGGTCTTAATGCTCCGCTGAAGCTCTCAGATATTTCTTTAACTTGTTCTGCGTACTTTTGCGCTTCCGACTCGCTCTTTGCAGAGTTAGTCTCACTTGTCCTAGCATTGGTTTCAGAAGCCTTGGCTTTTGTTTCGCTTGCCTTAGCATTGTTTGCAGAAGTTGACGCGCTAGTAGCAGAAGCCTTGGCATTAGTTTCACTGTTTTTTGCGTTAGCTGCGCTTGTAGACGCATTAGCCTCTGATTTCTTAGCATTAGTTTCACTGGCCTTAGAATTTGTTTCGCTTGTCTTAGCGTTACGTGCAGAGATAGACGCACTGTCCTCACTTGTCCTAGCATTGGTTTCAGAAGCCTTGGCTTTTGTTTCGCTTGCCTTAGCATTGTTTGCAGAAGTAGCTGATTCTTGAGCTTTGCTTGTGGCAAGTTCTGCCGATTTTTGAGCTTGTGAAGCAGAACTGCTTGCTGAGTTGGCTTTTTCTGTCGCAGTTTGTGCTGATTTTTGAGCCTGTGACACGGATTGAGCCATGCCGTCAAGGTAACTCTGAATAAGTCTTTGAATTTCAACGTCAAAATCCTCAACAGTTCCCATTCGCTTAACTATTCCGGGTGCGAAACACATCCATATCTGCTGTTTTTTCGTGTCGGAATCGGTCGATACCGCCCATTCTCCAGCTTTCATTTTTAAAGGGTCAAACTCCGCGTATGCCCCTCGTCTCATTTGAATTGCCATAAGCTACACCTCGCTTTCATCAATGCCCAATTTCTGACACAATCTTGAAAACTTATCTTCCAATTCATCTATGTGTTTTTGCATTTTATCAATCTTCTGCTCGTCTCCAGCAAGTCTTAAGATTAAAAATTGCTCATAGTTCATGCCGTAGTACAATGTATCATCATCCGATGTTGCTTTGTTTTGGAAAATCATATCAAGATTTTCATTGACATGCCCTTTATCTTTAAGATTCTCGATTATATCCTGTGCCATCGCTCCAAAATATAACGGCTTGTCTGAATATCCTTGTCTATTAAGATTGTATTGAAATAAATCGACCGAGCCTACTGCATCAATATAATCTTGATTAATTGCTTTAATATTCTTTTTTAAGTGTTTATCTGACGAACTCCATACCCAAGTAGTATCAACTTGGAAACTTAAGGCACTGCCATTCCAACCGCAATGGTATGTATGACCTGTTGCATCGCCACACATTGCATATCCTCTATCGGTTTCTCTAAATTTATCAGAGCCTATCTCTTGAGCATACATTGTCTGTGCACCTATAGAGCCTGTGGCTCCATAGAGTGTAATCAAATTCTCATCATTTTTAACAATTCGCAAGACCGCACCATTCATCCAAAGCTCATAATTGTTTCCCGAATTGTCAGTAGCTGTTAAATCAATCGTTGAATTACTTAAATTTCCGTTCAGTGCAATACTTCCACCGGACATATTAAGATTTGAAGCGTTTACTTTTCCATCGCTATCAACTGCAAACACTCCACTGCCAATATTAATTGTTCCGCCCACAATATTCTTGCCAGTAATTGTTGTTCCTATGATGTCCTCAGCGTCAACTGAACCGGCCTTAACATCAAGTGCATTTACATAGCTTGTAGTCACTGTGTCTTTGGTTATCTGAGTGACTTTAGCAGTAGTGTCAGCCACATTATCCCAAGCAATTTTCACACTGCTATCAAGTGCAATGCCTTTATTATCCAGCGTTACAAGTGTCTTTCCGTTTGCGTCTTTGACATACTGCTTGCCGTTTGTGTTATTCTCACCGCCTAAAGTGAGTGTGCCACCATGTGCCCAGTCAAAATTAATGCCGATAGCCGACATAATATTGAAAATAGCGTTTCCGTCTTTATCTATGCCGGCTTTCCATGTTTTGCCGTAATCATTTGAAACCGCTAAGCCATTAGCTGTCATTTTCCACTGTATGTTGCTCGAATTAAGGTCGGCTTTGTTATGCATGATGTAAATAATTGAGCCGTCCTCTTGCACCTGTTCAGTCTTAAAAAGTCCGAGCGATTGAGACATTAGCTGTGTCAGCAATTGCATTTGCTTATCATATACACTTAGTTGTGCCTGCGCAACTTTCCTAGCTTGTACGACAGCCTTTGTCTCACTACTGAATTTATCAGCACTATTTCTTGAAGCATTTTCAGCGTCACAAGAAATTTTTGTGCCACTTCCAACTGTAAATGTTCGGTTGGAAATAAAACAGCTATAGGTATTCTGCTTGCGGTCTGTCACAAGTGCCACATCTCCGCTCTCAATCAGTGGGTTTGACAAGAGTGTAGCATCAAGCGGTCTGAACCTCATGCCACCGATTTTTTTGAAGATATAATTTGCAACTGCCTGTGCCTTGTCTGCCGAAATAAACGGATTATCAGAGATTGAGACTACATATCCCTCTTTTCCGGCAAGCGCGTTAACATCTTTTGTCTTGTCCTCTTTTGAGGTTACAATAACTTTAACACCTGTAATCACAACATCATCAGTCGCAACATTCAAGTCTTTTTGCGTGTAAATATTGTGGTAATTTCTCGCTTCTGTAAATGTTCCACCGTCAGCGATATCTCCACTTGAATAGTTGGTGAAATTTCCACCATCAACGCTATCTCCGTCAGAGTATGGTGTAGTTTTCGTGCTAAAAGTTCCACCATTGTAATTTTGGCTCCCAAATTGGCTCATATCATACCAGCCGATAAGCAATTCGCCATCGTGACCGCATTTGCCCCATAATCCGCTCAACTGCAAGATGTAGGCTATCACCTGCCCATATGTGAGCTTTTGATTATCACTCGGTATCTCGTTAATCACGTAATCAGAGTTGTCAAATCTCGCCATAGTAAAAGGTACATCACACTTAATGCAAGCGTCTCTGACCACCTCATACGCTGTCGTAGGGTAGCTTAAATTGCTGTCATACTCGCGATTGAAATTATTAATATTGTCAAGGCAAGTAAGCGTTATGAGTGAGCCGTCATAGCTTGTTTCGCTAACTCTATACTCACCGATTTTTAGTTTTTCGGTTGTGCCATCAGAAAAGCTTTTTGAAACATATGCTGTTACACTTGCCTTATCAAAATCATACTTGCTGTAATCTTCATAAATGTTATTCAGCTTAATTTTCAGTTTTCCGGCAACCAAAGCCCCGATTGTGAAAGCGCCATTGCTCGACGTTGAGTCATTGACCTCGAAGCCATTCGCCCACAGCTCACTATCACTAATAGGGATTTTTTCACCGCTTGCCGTAACTATGTCAGCGAAGCAATTTACGTTTATATCATTGTCGAGCATTACTGCCCTTTGCCATTTAGCCGATACGTTAAGCATTAAATCACCGCCTTATACTTCTATGAGGTCGAAACTCAATGTCTCATACCTCTTATTGTTGATAGTCCATATCTTGATAGGTGCGCTTCTATCACCTACATAGAATGTGCGTGTTTCATCAGTGCCACTCATAGCGTCAGGATATGTCACTCTGATATATTCGGGGTTTACCATTTGAAGTATCTTTGCTGTCCTAGCCGTGTCTGTACCACTCCATGACAATTTAAGCTGTCGTTTCTGTGCTATTCTGTTTTTATGCATTTGAGCGTCCTGTGTACGTCCACTGTCGCTTGCAGACACATCAATCATGCCCCATTCAAAAGTTGACGGAGTAGGTAATTCCACTCCGTCTACTAACATCATTGCCATATTGTTACCTCGTAAAAAGACACCCACGCAAGGGTGAGTGTCTTAGCCAAATTCATTTGCTACAATATATCGTTGTCCATGCTTTGCCTTGCCTACCTGTGTCATGCGATAGAGGGTTTCGCTGTCACACTTAAACACATTTTCAATGATAGGCGCAGGGTTTCCACCGGCATTATAGTTCATCATTACTTGTGCCATACCCTCCATGACAGCCTGTTTAATTCCTTCGGTGATTTGTTGGTTATTTGCTACCACGTTTTTGCCATTTGAGAACCTACCGACTAACTCGTTATGATTAATAAAAGCCATGCCGTCCTCTCCCCTTGGGAAAATTCCGCCACTAGCAAGCCTTGGAATATGCACTTTCGGAACCAACGATACTCCGCCCCAATTTGTACCGGCCACCTTAGCAGCCATAGAAACAACTTTGTTAAATCCTCTTAATAAAGAGTTAATTCCACTGACAACAAAATTAACCCCATTCTCTATTTTTGAAATAACGTAGTTCATAGCTCCTGTAACGCCGCCTCTTATTGAACTCCACACATAATTAAACGCGTTTGTAATTCCATTTTTCATAATATTAAAGCAGTTTACAACAGGCGAAATAACATTGCCATTAAACCAACCCGCCACACTTTGCCAAGTAGATATAACAAAGTTCTTTGCTACGCTAAGTGCCGATGTTATGCCAGCTTTCAACATATTAAAAAAGTTTGAAATCGGTTGTATTACTGTACCGCTAAACCAACTTGCCACCCCTTGCCACGTTGAAAAGACAAAATCTTTTGCTGTCTGTATCGTTGTCTGTATAAACGTTTTTAAAAAATTAAACAGATTTGAAATTGGAGTAATTACATTATTATTGAACCAACTTGAAGCTACTATCCAAATTGCTTTAATTATTATCCAAATACCTTGAAAAATCTGTTGTGCTCGTGTAGCAAAGCCTTTAAAAAAGCCAACTATTGGTTCAATTACTGCGGAACTGAACCATTCCGAAGCTCCTTGCCACACAGTTACTATGTCTTTCCATAAAGAACCGAAAAAGCCACTTATGGTTTTCCACATATCTTTAAAAAATGAAACTACAGGCTCAATGACATTTCCATTGAACCATTCGCCAACTGTTGAAAATAGTTCACAAATTGCGTTCCAATTATCTTTTACCACAACAACAATCGTTGCGACTGCTGCCGCTATTGCTCCAACAATTACTGCTGGCAATGCTGCCACACCGGCTAATATTGCTCCGATTGTAGCTAATGCAACACCTATCACCATTAAAATCTCATTTACCCAGCTAAATCCGTCTTTTAACATTTTGACAAAATTTACAATAGATAAAATTGTTCCGGCTATTGTCGAAAAAGCAGAACCGATTGTTGCTAATAGGTCTACTGCCCCTGTTCCGAATGCGGCCGTTATTGCATCACCCAAACTCAAACCACTGAATAATCCCTCTATGAGTAATCCAAGATTTGTTGATAGTGAAGCAAAAATCGTTTTAAATGCTTGCATTATTGCCGTTCCAATGCCGGCTCCTTCTACAAGCTCAAATCCAATTTTTGAAGCTATTGCCTGTGCTATCGCTTTTGATAATGATTTTCCAATAAAAGCGAGTGCCACTGAACCTAATTTTAGTGAAATTATCTTTTTTATCAGCAATGTACCAACTATTATCTCAACAGTTTTAATGTCCAAATTGCTTAAAAAATCCGTAATACCTTTGAGTACGTCTTTCCACGACACATTTTTAATTGCCGTGGTTAGCATGGTGTATATTCCTTGTACCCATGCGTTAATAGTTTTTGCTAGTAACGCAAAATCAAAATTCTTAAAAAATCCATTAATGCCGTTAGCAATCGACAAGCCAAAATTAGTCCAGTCGAATGTTGTACCGAATGAATCGAGAAAATGCAAAGCTGTGTTTAGTGAGCCAGCTATTGTTGCACCCAAATCATAAAAGAGTCTTGGACTGATTAGACCATTGAGGAAGTCTGCAAGTCCTTTTCCAAAATTATCAGCTTTCCGATAAATCTTCTTCCAATCAATGCTCTCCATAGCTCTCGCAAGAGCGTCACCGATGTACTTTCCAAGTGAGTATAAATCTTTGATTGATGATTTATATTTTTCAATCAATCCATCGGTTTTTTTCAGTGAGCTATTAACACCACTGCCAGCTCCACCGCCGCCTGAACCGCCACTGCCTGAACCGCCGCCACTGCCACTATCGCTGTTATCGTCAAGTGCGTGTATCTCGTCTATGCTAAGCAATGTCTTTTTCAGTTTTTGGGCTTTCTTATTCGACTTATCGGCACTATCACCAATGTCGCCTACTCCGCCAGCTATGTCCTCCATGCCGTCAACAGTAGCACCGCCACCACTTATCTCGATAGTCCATCCAAAGATTGCTCCGAGTGCGTCAGCTACAGTTCTTGTGAAACTGATAACCTTGAGCATTACCTTATTTAAGGCTTGAACAAACGGCTTTAAAGCATTGATTACTACGCTACCTATGATACTGCCCCATGCTTGGAACTCTTGCTTAAGGACTCTTACACTATTCGCCCATGTCAATTTGTTATCGTAAAGGCTTTTTATCCTCTACTTCTTATAGTTTCCTATAAGTTCAGCGTACATTTTCAACCACAAAAATAAGACGCATTTCTACGTCTTATGGTTGTCGAGCACTCTTGGGAAGATTATATTTATTCACTTCCTACGCGTTACAGTGTCAATCAGCCTTTCGCTATCTGATTGATTACCTCGGTATTGACTTATTGACTTATCCATTTATATCCGTATGCTGTCCTGTCGGGTTTATCAACTACTTTGTGTATGGCTTTGTAATTGACCCCCAACACTTTGCCAGCGTCAGATATTCTATCATACTCCTTGACTACTTTATTTGTTTTTATGTCAATTTGAGCTATTTTCCTACCCTTTTTTAGTTTAGTATACATGCTCAAATCTTTTATCGGAAAATCTTCTTTATAAACAAAAATATATCCATTGGCATTTTTATAACGATGTTTCAATGCCCCTATCAGTGTTGTCCTGTTTGTTCCTGTTTCGGTTGAAGCCTGTGCTATGCTATCAAATTCTTTGATATAATTGCCTTTTAGGTCACATTGAATAACTTTTCTCTGATTGATAGGTTTTGGCTTTACATATGTCTTAGCTCCATTAGCTTTATATTCATCTTCAAACATGAATTGATAGCCTTTACATGTCAGCATTTTGTTTTTGCAACATAATAATACATCAACATTACCAAAACCATATTTCTCGGCTTCCATCGCACTATCGTATCTTTCTATGAATGTTCCGTCCTTATCTAGCCTTACGACAGCTCTTGCGTTGTGTCCACCAACACCGCCCTTATTCTCATTATATCCATCTCTGTATGTGTTATACAAAGATATATAAAATCTTTCAAGTCGCAATGCTTTCTGTGAACTATTGCATTTATCAATCACTTCCCATTCAAAGTTGTCCTTGCCATATTCTTTAATTGCTCTGTGAAATAAGCAATCCTCTTTTGGCGAACACCTTAAATGTTGTTGAACCCTAGCGTGATAGTTTACTGTTTGTCCGATATATAATTTTCCGTTTACTTTATTTGTAGCCTTATAGATATAATACGTTCTCATTAAATCACCTCGAACATATTATATCAAAGTATGTTGTCTAAATCAACTTAGTTTTCACCGACTTTGCTCGATTTTTCATCAGCATATTACTATGCTGCGCGACACATGAAACTAACGTTTCGTTTATCGGCTGTTTTGGCGAAGTCTCCCTGTGCAGCTTGCGTATTTGCCATGACATAATTATATCTTAGCAATACCTTTTCAGCTTGCGTCATGGATTTAATATTTGCGTCAAGCCCGTTTTTCATAGCCCACTCTGAAAGTGTGGCTTGTGTTAAATCAAGTCCGTATCTCCTTAATGGCGCTATTGTTCCCGAAAAAATGGATTGTAAGCTCTTTGCAACATCAGCTTGGTCTACATCGTAGAACGAGGCCATATCGCCCGCTAATCTTGTAAGATTAAGCGACATATCAGCCATACTGTCTGTAGTCTTGTATAGCGTGTTATTTTGGCTCATAAGGGCTTTATTTGCCACTGCCGTACCATTTGCCACTTGCTCTGACGAAATACCTATAGAAGTACCTAACGCTTGGAAACGGCTTGATATTTGCTTAACTGTCAGCTCTGACATTCCAAAATCTTGAATTGATGTTTTTGTAAAATCATCAACCTTGCTTGCCATGTCACCAAACGTGGTATCTACTACGTTTTGAACCTCTGTTAATTGGCTCGCTAAATCAACTGCACTGCCTATTTTTCCTACAGCTCGCATAACCATCCAATAAGTTGCGTAAAACTTACCGATAGTTGAAGCCAAGCCCCTGAATCCACTCCTTGTACTCTTAATCGACTTGCTCGTGTTCGAAAAGCCTGTTACAAGTGACCTACTAGCCGAACCAACTTTTGAGCCTTGTTGCGACAGATTAGCAAGTGCGTTAGTCATTTGAATTATGTTGTTGCTGACTCTCGGTGCGTTAGATAATGTTGTCATTACCTCTTTTAAGGCGCTGCCAAGGTTTCTGATATTATCCGCAGCATATCCGGCTGATTTTGAACCGAGCTTTGAGATTGAAGCTGTTAGCTGTGTAATCTCTGCTGATTGCTTTGAGATATTCGCAAAGCCCGACAATTCTGTTGCCATGCTCTTTAAAGCACTTGCCGAGCTGACAAGTCTTGCAGTATCAAGGTTACCGAGCTTTTCCATGTTAGTTGCAATCTTGCTAAAGGTACGAGTGTCAATACTGCTCACGCTTCTAAGTGATGTTGCAAGTTGTGACATTCCGCTCGCAAAATTGCTTATGCTCGCACCATTGAGGGAATTGAGAGTACTTCCAAGTCCTTGCAACTTAGCTTGTAAATTGCCTATGGCTCTAGTCGCTTGCTGCGCGTCCGACTTGATTTGAAGCTCAATGCTCTCTGCCATTTTCTCACCTCCCTGTATGTAATAAAAAAGAGAGCTACACTAAAGTAGCTCTCATGTATTTAGTCTTTGAGCAGATAGTATGTTGTAATTAATCCAACATATCCATCTTGCTTAAGACCTCTATTCTTTTGAAATACTTTGACACATTTAGTGAGATAGTCCGTCCACTTGCCGTAATCGGTATCAAGTTTGTAAAAATGATACTTGTCGTGTAGAGTTTTTCTCAGCCACTTAATGGCTGTCGGGCAGTTATGTCTCTGACCGCTCCACAAATTGTGATTTTTAGCAAATCTCTGTGAATTAACTCCAAATCTGCCATCTTCCTTAAGTTCGTCTGTGTCAAATCCGATGTTCATAGCATGTTGCCATTTTCTTACATCATCATTATCGAGGTAATATTCCTCATTGCCTTTCCAAGCGTTATTCTTTACCGGAGTTGCTATTGGTGCCGAACTATTCTCTATTCCATCACCCTTATTAAGCTCAATGTATAGTAAGTTAGCATCAGTGCTGTTATTCAGACCGCTACAGGTAAATGCGCTCGAATACTGCCAGCCATACAGAGAATGTTGAATAACAGGCTTCTTTGCACTATTAGGCTCATCACCAATAGACATCCCCTTAGTTGACGGATAGCGCGCAATCCAAAACGGACAGTTAATCTGATTTGCGTATGGCGCAATGTACTGATTGTAAAAGCTAAGCCCTGTGTATACACCAAAGTTAAGCCCAGCACTCTTGATAACACTCTGATATGTGTTAATTATGTCAATAAGCGTCTGTCCAAGTCCTTGCTGGCACTTATCTTCAACATCTAACCAAACGAAAGTTTTTCTTCCGTTAAGCGTCTGAATGACCTTGTTCGCATCCGTCTTTGCCTTGTCTACTGTTGTAGCGTATGAGTAGTTGTAAACACCTTGTATCGGCATTCCTACATCAGTACAGCCTTTCCAGTTTTGCTCAAAGGTCTTATCCGGATTAAGGTCTTTGCGGATTATTTTTAGGATTGCAAATTGCACCCCAGCCCACTTAACCTTACTCCAATCAATATTTCCTTGATATGACGATACGTCAATTCCTTTATATGCCATATTTTCACCTCATTAATCAGGACTTTCAGGTAATCCCGACTGTCTTAATGCGTTAATTCGTTGCTTCATTTCGTATACGGCAATTTCCTCATTAGACTCCTTGTATTTAGGCTCGTTATCTTTTGAGTATTGCTCATTTAATGATTTCTCAATGTATTTTGCTCTTGCTTTGTTGCCATTTAAGGCTCTGTCGATAGCTGTAAGAGTTGCACTTAATCCGTATGTGCCCCACCAAGCCCACATGTTAGAGTCAGATTCTCTTTGCTCGAGCATATAAGCCTTTGAATAAGGCTCTAAATCAGCCGGACAAGACATATCTATGTCCTCAACGCTAAATCCATAGCCTTTAGTTGCCAACAGCCAATATGGACGGATTTCGTTGCAATAGACTTCCCATGTAAGCTCTTTTACTTCTTGATTGGTTTCTTCTTGGCTGTCTGTGCCTCTTTCGCCAGCATCTTTGATAAAAAACTGTTTTTCTCCATTTCAGCCGACAAATCGTTGTAGAGCGACATTATATCTCCACCCTCTTCATTCTCTGGGTCGAGATAATCGTCAAGCAAATCATACATCTTCGCTAATTGCTTCTCTTTTGCTTCTTTATCGTCAAAATCAAAGCCAAATTCGTCAGCGTGAAACTTTTGCAAACCCACGAGCAAAAACTCCGGTAAAAATCCAAGCATGTTGTCAATGACTTCAAGTCCCTCGCCCTTTTGCTCCATTCCTACGAGCCTTGGGATAATTTTATTCTTATATACCGGTGCATATCCGAATTTAACTGTGTATTCTTTTCCGTTTAATTTAATTTTCATTTTATCTTTCCCTTTCTCCCTAATTTATATAGGGAAAGAGGCAGTTTTAACACTGCCTCAATTACCTTGCTATATTGTATCTTCAAGTTCGCTGTCAGCCGTGCTATCATCATAGCCAACCGCTACGGCTTTTTCCGATTGGCTCACCCTTTTTTTGTGAGTGTGATTGATGTAGGATAGCCTTGGTCATCCTCTGTTACCGCAACATCGTAGTTATCCTCAATCCACTTAGGTACTGTCTGAACTGATACAGTCGCAGTTCCTGTTAAGTGGTCATCGGAAGCCTCACCTGGGGCGAATGACTCCTGACCGATAAAAGCACAGATACCCTCTGAACCTTTTCCGTCTGTACCATAAAGAATGATGAAGTCAAGCTTCTTGCCCTCGTTAGCTACCATCTCGTCTTTGTACTTTTTCTCAAAAGCTCCCTCAACTTCCATGGAACCGGCTGAACGTCTGCCCATTTCCTGTGTCTCTACTAAATCCTCAAGAGTTGAAGTATCTACCATATTCTGCGAGCCGAATGGTGAGGGAATTGATTTTGCTCTAAGTAAGAGCTTGTAAGTTCCAGCCCAGTAATCGCCACTTGTGGCGGATGCGGTTGGTGTCTTGTAAGCAATTCTACTTTTTAATCCTGTTGCCATTTTGATTACCTCCTAATTTTTCATAAAAAAATAAGAGCCAAAAGGCTCTTATAATCTATCGTTCCAGTCAAATGACCGCCTAGCACGTAATGTTGCTGTCCATAATTTGCCGTTTTTTCTAGCGAATGGGGTTGTTGTCAGCTTGAATGACATAGCTTTGTATTCATTAGCCACTGTCTGTGCCACATTCAAGGCTTCTGAACGGCCTTTATTCGTCGTAACAGTCACTTGTGCCGTAAATAACACTGTATTTATTCTTTCACACTCTAAATCCTCATTCTGTTCAATAGGTTCGAGTGCTTGAACTAGCACTGTCGGGAAACTAGCCGTTGCACTGTCCGACTGTTCCTCTTGCGTGAATTTTAGCTTGGGATATTTAGTTTTCATTTTTTTCTCACATCGGGTTTTTACAATCGCATATGTGAGATTTTCGAGGTCGTAAACCCATTGATTTTGACTCGCCACTTTATCACCTCAACTAAAATTTTTCCGTGCCGTTTTCATAATGTCATTTTCCATTTTTAAAAATGCACGATACATCGGCATTGTAGGTGTAATGCCGTATGAATGGTGTAATTCTCCGCTTTCGTCTCTCCAATACCAACCCTCACTATCGAATGCGTGTGTCTGTCCCGGGAAAGTGCCCTGACCGCCCCTTGCGTCATTGAAATGTGGTTTAGCTTTCCAGCCTGAGCCGTATTCAGCCATAAGCAAAGGCGATACATCAACTGTTTTAAGTCCATCTGCCGTCTGCCATGTACTTTGTATCTGCCCTGTTTCGGTAGCAAGCACAATAGCCGTACAGCCGTTTGTTGTATCTTTAATTTCGTAACTAAATGTAATATAGTGCCCAAAATTGCCTGTATTTGCTCGTGCTACGGCTATACCATTACTAGCAAGTTCTCCGACAAACGCTATGCACTTGTCCTGTAAGCGGTCTTTGTATCTTTCAAGCTTGTTTATCGCATCTTGTATAGATTTTTCTGTCAGAGAAACGTCAATCTTCATAATTACACTTCTTTCACGACTGCTTTCAACATGTATTTAACCGAATAGAGAGAAGGTTTGACTCCCACTATTGTAAAGTCTGCAGAAGTTGAATCAACTAATCCGTTGGCATCCTTTGTAGGCTCGCTATCGAGCCAAATAACATCGCCCTTTTTAAAAGGGTATTCTCCTCTGTCTGTCAGCAAAACAGCGTCAAAATCAGCCGTATTAAAGCCATATTCCTTGTTTTGTGCTTCTCCTCCGTCAAACGATATATTTGCCCGAAAATCAACCGGCTCTGAAAAGCCTGTTTCCTCATGGGTGTAATATATCTTCTCTCCATCCTCTGTTTCGTAAAACTTTAGATTTCCGTCATCGTCTTTTTCATAGACTGTGACTGTTTGGTCTTGGAGTGCATACTTCATGGCTTGCTTATTAATGTCAAGCATTTTTCTTTATCTGCTTGTAAATCTGATTAACACCGGTACTTGCCATGCCCGACACAATGCCAACTGCTATTGCGTCAAGAATGTTGTCCGCCGGATAACCGGGAATTACAAACATTCCAACAATACCGAGTACTCCACCGGCTACACCTACGATAATAGGAATAATATTATCTTTAACCTGTGGTATCTGCTTTGAAGCATATCCGATTAAATAAGTAATTACCATAATAGCAACTACTGTAGGTACTTGTGTAAAGTCCATCAGTTTTTCCCTCCTTTGCCTAAATGGATTTCCTCAATCTCATTTTTCATTTTTGTTACCATGCCATTACCGCCAAGTGCGTGGTATGCGTCATACATCTCGCAAAAATTCTGATACGCATATGAGGGAATTTCGCCAAGCTTCATGTACTTATCGTGGTATTCGATAAGCTGTACTCGTAAGAGTAACATTGTACCTTTTCCGTTTGCTTGTCGTAGCTTCTTTTCCTCTTCAATGCGCTCGTTTCTTTCTTTTGTGTCTATTGCTTTTTGTTTTTTCTGCTCTTGTAAAAGCCAAACAATATAACCCAAAAGCGCTGTTAGAACAATTGGTAAGGCAATAATGTATGTCTGATAAAGTAAAGCTTTCATCTTACAGCCTTTCATCTTTAGTAATTGGCACACCGCCCACCACCACTTAATGTGTACCGCCTGCTACCATATTGGTAACGCACAATCTTCTTTTGCTTATAGCACTTTGACAAAAGGAAAGACTCCGACAAACAGCTTATCTCTGTCTTTCCATGTACGGCTCACTCCGCCCTCGCTCAATGCGCTCATGTAGTTCTCACCGGCTTGTGAATGGTCGTATACAGCAAGATTGATAACGACGTTCTCAAACTGCTTTAAATCAGCGGTTATATCATCATCAGTGAAAGTGTCCGGATAACACCTTTTCGCTTTTACATCTTCCGTGGCTTGCTTAATAAGCTGTTCAATTACCGGATTATCTTCCTTGTTGTCGAACACTACCACATCAGATGTTGTATCATCATCGTTTGTGACAGTTTCAATATGAAATTGTTTAAGTCTGATTTTGACTTGCTCTAATGTGGTGTATTCCATGCTAAGCTCCTTATAATCCAAACTTTTCAATTAACAGTTTCTTTAGCTCTGCTCCTGTAAGTTCTTCTGCATTGTCTATACCTTGTTCTGTGGCAAAAGCCTGTAAATCAGATGTAGACATGCGATTAATGGTTGTCTTGCTATAATCAAAAGAAGCTCCGGAATTATTATTTTCCGGAACCTCTTCGCCAGCGTTATACCATTTACCATTATGAATCACTATATATGGATATTTCATAGTTGCACCCCCTACTCTTCGCTATGAACCTCATATACGAATGTGCTATCCATATTCTCATATGATGGAAGAACAACCTCGGAAGCAAATGTTGACATCTTCATAGGTGGTCCGTACTCTGTCTTTGTAGCAACTGTGATACCCACACCATATACTGTTACATCTACATCAGCTACCTGTCTTGCAGTTCTTTCTTCCGGTGTAGTACCAAACCAAGTGCTACCGAGACTTCCCTCCGGAAGAAGTGTAACCTTGTTATCCGGGTAGAAGTACTGCTCCTTGCCATCATCATCAATGTACATCTTATCGTAAAGTACGATAGTGAGCTTTGTTCTCTTCTGCACTACTGAAATAACAGTATCATCGTCAACATCAATAGTTGCTGTAAGGTTCTGTGCGAGGATTGAGTTTCTTATCTGTGCATTATCAAGCAAATACTGAAATGTATTGCTGTTCATAAGCACATATCTAGCAATCTTGCCTTGCTTCTGTAACTTCTTTCTTGCATTGTTAAGGTCTGTAAGTGGCTTTGAATTAGCTGTATCGCTCCACATGCTTGTGCCGGATAACTTTGCGTAATGGTCTTTTGTGTATGAGCCATCTTTATCGTAATCATAAGCGTACTGAACACCATCGCTCACAATGGCGATTACCGGGTGGCCCGCGCTTGTTGCAAGAAGTGACATTCTCATACGCTCAGGTACAACTTCCGCACCGCTTACAAGGTTGTTAGTATCGTCATATACGCTTGATAAAGCACTTGCAAGGTAAGGGTCATCTGCTGATTGAATACGCTCGATTTCAAGCATTTCCTCTTCACCAACTGTCATTCCCTCACGGAAAAATGCCATCTGTGTTTTTTCCTTGCTTAATCCCTCTCTAGCTCTAATTGTTGGGATTGTGTCAAAGTTGGATGGTGCAAGTGATACTGGAAGTCCTTTATGTGTCTTAATCCAGCTTAAATCAAGCCCCTGTTTCTTTCTCTCCGGAAACCACTGTAAACCGAGATAAGGTATCTGATTACTAGCGTTTTCTGTTGCTGATAATGCGATAGACTTGCTGTCTAATACTTCATTAATTAACATCTGTTTACCTCCTGTTATTATTCAAATACAATCATTGGAAGAGCTGTCTTAACTGTTTCGTCATATGTAACGCCTGAGTGTGCTTCTGCTACCTTTGTGTTAAGATATGCTTTCTTAAGCAGTACTCCCTGTGGTCTGTCCTCTGTTACATCAAACCTTAAAATGCCTACTACTGTGGCTGTGTTGTCAGCCTTGCCGGTTGCTCCGATTGGTGTACCCGCTTTGACAATCTTCTTGCCCTGTGCATTTGTAGTTGTTACACCATCAAAATCAAGTGTCAGTGGGATTGCCTCATTAGGCTCTCTCTTTAAAATCTGAACATCTCCAGCGTATGAAGTCTTTTCATACTGCATATTCATTTCCTTTGCCATTTTTTACCTCCTGTTATTACTGAATGTAATGTGATAAAATGTTGTTGCTCTTAGGTGTGTCAGATATAAGGCTTTCTGCTATCTTTTCAGCATTTGTCTTATTTCCTGTATCACCATCATTATTGTTACCGCCATTGTTTGGATTAGGAGTACCTTTGAGTGCGTTTTTCTCATACTCCGCTATCGCATTGGCTTCTTTGTCGGACATAATTTTTCCAAGAACTGCCGTGTCAAAAGAGCCATCCTCTTTTACTACTGCCTTTGCTTGTTCTGCAGTAATTCCAAAATCAGACATTGCACTCTCTCGTAAATCTCTGACAGCGTTATCTTTCTGTAGCTTGGCTATCTGCTGATTGGCTGTCTCTAAGGCTTTATTTGCCTTTTCAAGCTCTGTCATGTTGCCAGCCTGTAGCTCGTCAAGCTGTGTCTGTAGCTCGTCAGCTTTGTCGGCTTTAGCCTTGTACTGATTGGTTTTCTCTTTCTCTCTTGCCATTTCCTCACCGCTCTTGTTAAGCAGATTTGTTATCTGTTCATCCGTTGCATCGGGAAAAAGCTTCAAAACATCATTTCTTGTCATTTCAATTACCTCCGTAACTCACGCTTTTGTTATCGCTGGTCGCACCAGCCGAGTTTTTCTGTTGTTTAACGCACAACTGCAAATTTTGTATAATAAAAAACGACTGCCATAATTGGCAATCGCTGATTATTTAAAATATCTAAGGGTACATCTGCACCCTGCTATTTCTTTTACTTGTGCCCCTAAAGAATGATCTTTCGGAAACATCATAAGTGAGTTTCCAACTTCAAACGGCTCAAAAATATCAATTCTCTTTCTGTCAACTTCTGCATGTGTAGGTCTGACATGTGAATCTTCTTTTGAGCGCCACTCTTTTGTTTTGTAACCTTGTTTCACCATATCAGTTTGTAGCCTGTAATTACCGACTGCATTAGCTTCATTCGCAGCTACATTTTTTGCTCGCTTCTGTGAAGTAAAATACTCTACTTCAGTATTTTGTGTGGTAGCGTCAACTACCTCATTCACAATGTACCGAGCATAATCTGTAATGTATGAGGGTGTTTTCTTTGCCCTACAATACTGTGTGGCAATGCTCTCGTATCTGATGATAAATTCTTTAGTGATAGTTGTTATCTCTGTTTCTTCCTTGCCGGATAACAGGGCAAATAGCATAACAAAGATTTTTTCAAACCTTTCGGCAAGTTCTTTTCTATCCTCTTTTTCCTCGTCAGATAAATCCATCTCACCAAAATATGTATCATAATCTATGTCTTGTATTTCATTTTTGTTAAGTGCGTGGATTTCATCTGCCATATCAAGCTCCAAAATAAATTGACAGCCAATTATTCATCGGCTGTCTTTCCATTGTTCTTATCATCGTTATTATTGTTAGGTGTAGCTGTTGTCGGCTGTTCTTCCGGGAATAACATTTCCATACGCTTAGCACTTTCAAGAGTGACTTGTTCAGGGTCGCTAAACATATCAATCGTCTTGACGGCTCTCTTGTAATTGATACCGCAGTTAAGCAGTATTTGAAGTACCTCTGCCTTAACAAGCATGTTGTCTAGCTTATTATGATTAATGTGTATCTCCACGTCGCTAGGCATGAGCGTAAAGCCCTTATTAATTCTCAGCCTGTTAAGAATAAGCCTAAGTGCCATTCTCTCTGATTTCTTGAGGATAGGCTCATTAATAGCTGTCCTAAGTCCGGCATCGTAATGTCCGTTTCGTAGTTCTACGGCAGAACCGGTATCACCGCCTGTGTTGCCCTGACGATTTGCAAGTCCTTGAATACTTAAAAATCTTTCAAAAAGGTCAGTGAATACCACCTGTCCCTCTGTCTGATTAAGTTCGCTTGTCATTACATCAACATCAGCTTTGTTATCTGAACCATTGTTAGATTTAACTACCAATGCTCCCTCTTGTCGCATTTTTCTGAATGTGTCTATGTCAATCTCACAATTAACGAATTTCACCCATGCAGACACAAACTGCTCGACACCATTAATTCTGTCTGATGTAAGCACGTTGATAGCATCTGTAATTGCAATAGTCATTTCGATGTCAGATAATCGCCTTGCATTGTTTGGATATTCAATCACCGGAATTGCTCTGTTGCCGTTTGTTCCGCTTGCATAAATCTTGTCGTTGCGAATATCAAACCACTCATTGTCAGTGAACACATAGTATATATCTGCTCCGTTCTCGTCCTCTCCGATTTGGCAAGAGAATGCCGGACGTCCGTTTGAGTAGTATACCACAAACGTATACATTGGATTTTCAGACGATAAATAAAAATCGCTTTCATCAAGCAACTGCCCTTGTCCATCATCGTTACCGATGAATCTGTAGCCGGTACCGCATATGCTTCTCCAACGATGTATGTCTATATCGCACTCCTGTTTGCTTTCCGAGTCCATTGTAATGTTAAGCTGTGTGATTTCTTCCGACTTATGGTTATCAGTGCCACGTAGCACATATTGAATTGGCTCGGCACACATCTCTGCGGTTTTGCGCTCGACAAGCTCATACGCAAGATTTACAGCAATCTTGTTATTGATTTCCGGGCGGTTCACTTTCTGCCGATACAAAATCGGTTGGTCGCCACGATAGTATCTGTCAAGATACTCAATCTCAATAGCGTTTTGCTCGTGAATCACAAGTGCTTTATTCAGTTCTTCGATTATGTTGTTTTTTGTGATTTGCCTTTGACGGGTAAAAATAACTTGTCTGCCGTAATTATTTTGACAGACAGCCGAAAAAGGTCTTACGTTTTTATGAGCATATCTATACATCAATAAAACCTCATGCCACTTGCAGAAGTTCTCTGTGGAACCTCTTTTATCTGAAATTCTTGTGTGCCAGCCCAAAACCATATCCATTTACGGCAGTGCGTACACATTACTTTGTGGTGCTTCTTGTCGTTTTTATTTACCCACGTTAATAGCTTTCCGCAACGAGGGCACATTACACTTCGTTTTCCTGTTGGAACAATATTAATATTCTGATTATTCATGTCACCCTCGATTCACTAAAAATAGCACCCACAATCTGTGAGTGCTATTTCTTAAAGAGATTTTCGCAATGAACGAATTGCATTTTTTTCATCTTACACATTATCACATTCTAAGCGAACCGAACGAACAAACTTACATTTTCTTAAAAAATCTTTCAAACTCCATTCTTACGCTATCTGCTGTGGCTTTACCGCCAAGCGCATATGCCGTCTGTAGCCATGATTTATTTTCCAAAAATCTAAAATTAATTATTCTTCTCATTCTACTATCATCAAGGCTTGCTATAAATTCCTCTACATCGTTTGTCTTTTCAAGCAAATCATCTTGTAAAAGCTGTAACGTAGTCATTCTTGAGTATAATAATGTGCGCTTGCGTCCGTATTCAGGGTATGGTACGCCCTCGATTTTGAAGTGCTGTGTGCCACCCATGCCCCCTGACACAGTGTCAATCACGCTTTCTCCGCTTTCTATCTTTTTAAGGTCATCTTGCAATTTAGCAATTTTCTTTCTAACCTCTTTGATTTCCTCTTGTAAGTCTGAATACTGTGATAAAACTTCCTTTGTCATTAATAAAGCCCTCCTCTGAACGGATTGTGTACTGCTTCAACCTTTGCTATCCTACTGCCTTGTGTCATTCTTAAGGCAAAGTTTGAAAAAACGTCAGGAACATCATCAAGCTGTTTTTTGCCTGTTACTGAATATCGTTTCAGCAGTGATACCATTACTCCATAAGGCTCATTGGGCTTATAAAGTGATTGGTCTTTGAAAATAATATGTTGTAAAATCCAGTTAGAACACTGAAAAATACGTGCTTCCTTATTTGTCTCTGTCGGTACATCAGTGATGTTGCATATCCACCCTTTGTTTTCAACTCGCTTATTAACTTCCATAGCCACTCTGTCACCACCGGCATTACGCTCAAACTCACACTCTTGTACCTGATTATTCACTAATGTGTTTGACGCATTTTCATACTGCATTTCATAGTCTGCCGTATTATCACATACGCAATCAACGCAGTAATAGTCCTCGCCATATTTTTGCAGTATTGGCATAACAAAATAGTCTGTGCCTTTTCCCTTGGTATCGCATTGAGCTGTGATAATTTCCGGCTCGCCATGTGGAAGATTGAAGTATCTGCGGATTTTATCATCGGGAAACAATAGGCCCTCACGCTCGATAGGCTCCTGTTTATACAAACATCGGTAAGATATTTCATCCATGAGTAATTGTTGGTCAGCAAAAAACTCTTTCGTAAAACCGCCATACTCATAATCAAAATTGCTTTCGCCTGTTACCGGGTCTACATCAGGAACCGATATTGTTTTGACCCTTGGATTTCCGACATACATGTTTTGAATGCGTCCGATAACATCATGTACGCTCCAACGAGTGGCAATATGTATCTCTTTACACGGCTTTCCGTCCGTATCTTGTGTCTTACGTTGTCTTGCGTCTACTGCGTATTTATCCCATAATTTATCAAGTATTGTAGGATTTAAGGCTTCCTCAATTCCGCCTATCATATCATCAACTAGCAAAAATTTACTTGCGCGGACTTTTCCGGCATTCTTACTTCCAACAGAAGTGCATTGTACTGACGGAAAAGGTTTGTATTTGCCAATATTGAATTGCTCCATTTTGGCATTGGTGCTTGTCACCGATAAATTAGGGAAAATGTCATGCCATGCATAATCATCATCATTAGTAACAATGTCGTATACTCCATCGTAGTACATTCGTGTAATGTCACCACTGTGTGAATAAAATAAGCTGTAGTCTTTTGGAAACCAACCGGCAACTGCCGAATGAAAGAATTTCTCAATCGTACTCTTTCCAGCTCCAGGCACTAGACTCACGCACAATATGTCGTATTTATCATCAATCATGCCTTGTAATGCGTCCACAAGTCCAATTTTGATTAGTTGTTTCCTACGTGGCATATAAAACCGGTCTTTAGGCTCACGCTTTTTCTCTATGTACTGAAAATAGCTGTCAACTATTTTGTTTTGAGCTTCAAGTAGTAAAACCTCATACTTTTTGTTTATCAGCTCATAAGTGGTTTTGTGGTCGAATGCGTATTTTTCCAAATCCCAAATCGTACCACCTGTTTTAGCCGTGCAGAAGCCCTCTATAAGCTCTTTTGCCCTCTTAGTGAGTTGTAGTCCATACTCAATATCTTTCTCTCCATTTATGGCTACACTACAAGCGTCTACATAGGCATTAATTACTTGCTCGTCTTTCCCTTTATCCTCTATGTAGTTTTCATATCCGTTTACTGTGGAAATAAGGCTCTGACTAGCCATAAGAAAAGCACCTCCACTTTTAAAAAGCAAAGGTGCTTATAGACCTCTGCCTATAACTGTTTTAGGGTAGCGGCTACAATCAATCTGTAGCCGGTAAAATTTTGTTAGAATAGTACATCATTGACAACCGGATGTAATTTCTGTACAAGTGCATTATAGCCGTCAATTACACATCTTGCCGGAGCTATGTATGTTTTAATGCCATATCTTTGCGCTGTATCTCTTTCGATATAACAGCCATTCCAATCATACGCTTCATCAATTCCAATGAACACATCAGCCTGTGCCAACTTCTTAAGACTCTCACCTAAATACCATACAGCTTCTTTGCTATCTTTCGGTGGGTTGTCCTCGATGTAGCTGTCGATAAGTTCTAATTCCTCGCCCTCGTATATTTCAGCAATCTTTTTCATCTTCTGAATACTAGCTTTGATTTCTTCCTCTGTTCTGCCTCTCATCGGCACACTTACAAATAACTTCTTCATGCTCTCAATCTCCTTTTCTATGTTTTATCAACCTTTATCTTTCCAAGGTCAGCAACTACAATTAGTCCGTAGTCGGTAATATCACTTAATCAATATCTGCAATGCTTTCCACAAAACAGTTATAATAGATATATCTCTTACCATTAAGGTCAAACTTAACATATCCGCCATCGTTTGTATCAATGTCAATCTTGCCTTTGTATGTTGCAAGTTCTTTACCATCTGCCGTGTATACAGTAATTGTTCTTTGCATACCGCCATTTACATCACTTTTCATATCTGTTACCATTCTGTCCCATGACGCACATCCGGTCATTCCAAAACACAATGTCAATCCTAATACAACTGCTATAATTTTATTCTTCATAATTTCTTCCTTTCTGCTCGTATCAAATAATATTTAATTTCTGAAATGTCTTATATATTTTCGGGGTTTGAATTGCAAGCCAGTCAACCATTTCCTCATTCTTCGCCCATGCACCATCAAACCGATTTGAACTATCAGACAGTCCGCTCTCATTCAGAAAAGCGTGCATAATTTCATGTCTTAAGGTCTTTTTGCGATATATTTCCTGCGCTTTTTCGTCCATGCCTACAAAGTATTTTTCTTCGGACATATCGGCAACTACAATCAACTTGTTTTCTTCTTCACAATAGCCTGCAAGACCTTTTTCCTCCATGTAGCTGTCCTCTGATACTTTGTGGGTTTCGATTCTGTATTCTGTTCCAAGAATATCTATTTTCATTGTATTACCACAAACAAGAAACTCGTTCTGTGATACTTTTCTTTCCGAGTGGGCTTTGTCTAATTCTTTTTGAAGTCTTGTTATTTCTTCTTCCATTGTTTTAATTATATTTGGGCTTCCCATATTCTCACTCCTTAAAGCAATCTTTCAGTGCTTGCCTGTCTGCTTCATTATCTGCCTTAATAACAGGTTCATCTTCTAAAGTGGAACAATCTATAGGCTCACCATTTCTACCGCCTATTTCGTGTGATTGTGCTTCTCTAAGTGCCTCACGCTCTATTGATTTAATTACTTCTGCCATGCTCATTATAATAAACCTTAAATCCTTTCATTGCATAATCAGAAACAGCCTTTTTCAGCTCCTCATGGGTGGAATAGGTCTCTTTCAAAAGAATAGCCATGCCTTTTTTGCTGACCGCATAAATTCCAAACGGAACCTGTTTACTTGCAATATGTAAAACAGCTTTTAATTGTTCTGCCTTCATTTCATATACGCTATTTCCGACTGTCAGTTTCATTTCCCATAAACCTCCTAAAATCTTTCCTACACTTAGGGCATAAATCGTATTGCGTATCATCTCTCCATATAGCCATTGGAAACGCTTCCTTTGCTAAATCTTCGGCTGTGCATATGCTTTTTTCGTAAAGAGGTTTTATCTCTCTCGTTTTGATATATGCATATTTTTCATTATATCGTATTATCTCTTTTCCGCACCTATCGCAAGTGCGCCATTCTTTTTGATGTTTCATTCTTCCACCGCCTATTAAACCAACCCTAGCATACATAAAATATCAAGTTCCGATATTTCCTCTGCACCCTCTCTTGTGTGCATAAGAATTTCTTTAAGCCTTTCATTTTCTGCATTGCTGTATTTATTTCTATCATACGCTTCTGAAAAACAATAATATTTGCAATATCCATAGCCTGCCCCAAGCATATTTCCGTGAACGCTCTTTCCGACAATATCGTAATATTTTGGCACTTTCAAAATATCGTGTTTTTCATCTAGGGTACATTCCTTTTGCTCTGCTTTTAGTTTTGATTGAAGATATTCCAAAAAACTTTGTATATCCTGTTCCGATTTTGAAATATATAAAATAGTTTCTTTCATTCTTTCACCAACTTTCTACCGCAGATAGGGCAAAATTTTATATCTTCAATTTCAATTCCAGACATAAAAGGGTCACTACATCCGAAAAATAAATGAAATGCATTTTCAAATTCAACAATTTGTGTTTCATTTTTTTCGGGATAATATCCGCCTCTAAAAGCTCCTTGCTTGATTTTTTCCAATTTTCCTATTTTGTCACAAAATTCACACATGCTTCTCACTCTTCCTTTGCCTTAAACAGTGTATCAGGAAATGGAATGCCTAAAAAATGCATATTTGCGTACTTCCTAAATGTCGGCACGCTCATGCCGGCTTTCTTTGCAGCTTCCGCCTGTGAACATCTGCCATATGCGTATTCCATCAATCCCTCTCGGAATGAATCAATATTTCGTGTCTTAACTCCCTTTGCCATATTTATACCTCTGCTTTTTGCTTTTCAATTTGATGTTTGTGTTCTACCATCTTTCTGTGCATTTTATACTTCATATTTTCACAGCCGATTTCTCTTAGCTCTGTTGTAAAATTATTAAAATCGCTGTCATTTTTGATGTATACATTGACATATCTATCTATTTGTGGTCTTGTCATAATTACGCCATTTTTAGTAAATACTTTTCTGATATAGTTGGTGTAATAGCAATAGCCTTTGACTTTTTCGTGATATAATCCCCAAAAATAATCCGCATTTTCCTTTGTTTCAAACTTTGCTCTAATCTCATTGTTTGAAATATGGCTGTAGCAATGTCTGCATAATGTAATTAAATTACTTTCTCTATCATCCCCACACAATGAAGCCGTTCTTATGTGCGCCATCACCAATGTCCAGTATTCTCTACTACTTTTTCCACAATATTGGCAAGTGTAATTGTCTCTCTCAAAAATTTTAGTCTGTAAATCTTTATATGAACTCATAATAAATACCCCCTTACAACTCCTTGCTTTCACACCAACTGCTCTTACAAACATGGTTCATAATGTTAATTAAGACCTTTTCAGAAGAAAAGTGAACTAAGCTGTAATCGCATTGTGTTGAAAACTTTGTATTGAAATATTCATCAACCAACATCTTGTAGTCTGTATTATCTTTCATGTTGCTTATCGTTGAGTAATAATTGTCTGTATATCCGTCACGCTCTATTTCAGTTTCTTTTGTTAAACTGTCTACCACTCTTGATAAAACCTTGTCTGTCAATGGATAGTGATATTCTCCGGTGTATTTTCTATGCTTGTTTAGGAAGTATTCAAAGAATAGCTTTACATTTTCTTTGAGTGTTTCATCGTTAGTCCAATCATAGGCTATCTTACCAGCTCTGCTTATCATTCTTTCTTCGGCAACTTTCCAATCTTTTTGAGAGTATTCGCTTATTGGCTTAAACTCTTTCACTTTTTTATCTTTAGGTGAAAAAGAATTACACTGTTCTCTGCTAAGAGAATTACTTTTAGTATTTAATGTTTCGTAATTAGTGTTAAGGTAATCATTGTTAGTAATCCCTGTTAAAAGAGTTGCACCTTGTGGCATTCCCGAATTACACTTTGTGTTATTCCCTTGGGAATTACATTTTGTGTCATTCCCGTCTGCCTGTTTATGTAATTCCTGTCCTCTATCTTCTGCTATAACCTCTTGTCTGATATTTTCTTCCCATTTTTTAACTTCTGCGTTGATAACATCATAATTAGGTCTTATATGTATAGTCGGCATTGAGTTGAATTTGTATTTTGCTGTAATTACAAATTCCTTTTTCACCAACGATTTAATTGCTTTATCATACTGTCTTTCAGTAATCCGTATTTCTTCCCACCAATCTTTTCTTTGCTTTGCAATCCAATATTCGCCGTCCTTGTATATCTTAACTTTGCTCTTATTGTCTTTACTTGGCGCAAACCAATATAAAATCCTTGATAAAAGTGTTCCCTCTATCAAGTCACCTGTTATGTCGATGTATTTATGGAATGTGTGATTGCACCTTGCTGATGATAAGAAATTAACTTTTGTTTGGATTTCATTTTCTGATAGCATATTTATTACCTGCCTTTCTGATAATAGCCTTATTAACAAAACAACAAACAGGCACTAAGGCTTGTGCTTTTCGGTAGCTAACCTAGTTTGTTGTAATTGATGTGGTGTGGATTTGAACCACACATAAAGCGTGCACTCTTTACGTTGGAGGGAATCGAACCCATAGGCATAACCCAAATGTTTTTAATCCATATGCCTGTCTCCTGACCATTCGCTACTTACCCTTTTGTATACACATCAACAGTCGGTGTCCCCCGACTAGCGCCGACATCGTGAATCGAACACGAACAACATTTCTGTTGGATAGCTTAGCAAGCTACTGGAATACCATTATCCCATATCGGCAAATAATTTATTGGCAGGACTTAGCAGCGCATTTTCTGTACCGCCCATTTAATCAAGCCTTGTCGCCTACTTGAACCAATAATTAATCGGCAAGGCTAGGAATCGAACCCGCGACAAATCAGCTAATAGCCGACTGCTCTACCACTGAGCTACATGCCGATAGTAAGGCAAAACTAATTAGGCTAGTTTTGCCTCTGCATGAAAAAATTCAACAAAGGGGAAAAGCAGAACCCCTATTTGCAGAAATATCTGCAAGCTGACTTGATAGGACTCGAACCTACAACTACTTGATTAACAGTCAAGCGTTCTACCTGTTGAACTACAAGCCAGTAATGAGGGTGAAGTCTAAGGAGTGGCAACACCCTCCGGAGATATAAATTTGTATGTGCTGTAGGAAAAGAACTAGCGAAACCTACAGCAAAGGACATGTGAGGAATTGCACCTCACCTAAGACTCACTGATTTGAGTTGCCCTAGTTTAACAATTAAAGGGGGTATATATGTCTACTCTGCCTATTACAGATGTCTTTACGACAGGTTGGTTTTCACGCTCGTGTATTGTGGGATTATACACGATTAAACCCTCACGAGCCTTGTGACGGCTCTTAACAGCTTTCCACTATGAGGGTGAAAGGAACTACTAAGTCCAATGTCGGGGAACCAAGTAAACCCCGAACAGGGCATGTTGGATTTGAACCAACGAATACAGGAATCAAAATCCTGTGCCTTACCGCTTGGCGAATGCCCTATATTTACTGCCACATAAAAGCTATGGCAAGTATCTGGCCGAACATTATAGCAATACCAAGAAATCTTGTGCCAACTGCCGCTTTTTCGTTTAATGTGGCGTTTGCCATTCCAAAAGCAATTAATGCTAGCCATACTGTTGTTGCAATTTTTAGTACAAACATGATTTACACCTCAAAATCTAATTATCCTTAAAGCCCTCTATCAGCGACTCGGTTATGGTAGCCAAGACTAGAAACACTGCCGAGATAAGCAATCCATGCTCGTCAGATAAGAGTATTGCACGAATTGTGCAAAGCATCATCAGCCACAGGAAAACATTTTTAATCAACACCGGAAGTTCCTTATCCACGAATTTTCCAAACACTTTCCATCTGCGCCTAGATTTAAGCTCACGAGCTTTAACCATGTACCATGAAGCTTTTTGTATATCTTGCGTGAAGCTATCTTTATGCCCGGCACGATATTTATACTTGTATGCAGTAATCTCACACCATTTCGCCACATCTTTAAGTCCGTAAATGTCAATCATTTCATCAATGCACTCTTTACGGTCAGGCAGATTGTAGTGGCTAGGGTGATTTACCATATCGGAATTAATTTTGTCAGACTCAAATCCTGTTAATTTCATCGCTGTTAGCTCCTTTACTGTTATATATTATATATAACTAATATTTTATCGTAGTTGTATGTATATATATTATTATTGTGTATGTTGTTTAATTAATATATAACTTATGTTATAATAATAAATACTGCTTGGTGCGATTAAGGTATGAGTAAGAGCCTTTTTGTTTTGGCGGATATTTTGGGGGCTAAGTGGGGCGGTTTGCCGCTTTTCATATATACCCCCGGGGCACCCAATGCGTGCGTTTTTCAGTCCTCAAACATCAAGCATTTTAAATTGTATCTATTGCATATACAATTCATCTATACCCCTTCAACTCTTCGCTAAACAACTGTTTTGTGAATAGTTGTAATAATTCGATAGTCCGCAAAGCCTTGTAAATCAAGGACTTATAATTGTGTGTATTGTATATACAATTACTTGGCATTATCAACCATATTGTTATCCGATAATGCTTTAATATTCTGACTATTTGAACCGCCCAACCGTGGCAATTCATTAGCGCTTAATGCTCTCGCTTGCTGTCTGCTATCGCTTGTATATGGTGAAGCCCAACCATATCGCCTATTGAGTATTGCAATAACTCCAACTGGGTTCTTTGCCCCGGTCACGAGCTTATTAGACAAACTCTCTTCCTGATATTTTCTCAGCTTTTCTAAAATCTCCGATGCTATCGGGCTTAGCGTATTCTTCCCCCAGTCGTAAATAGTACTATCAGGAATACCAGTTAAAGAACTAAAACCCAATATACTAACCTCTTTATCATACTTCATACACATATCATAGATATATATATCTAATACATACATTACTAATTCAAAATTATAACTATTAAAGTTACTTTCTTTATACATACCATTATCTAATTTATAATTTTCTTTTGATTTAAAATAATTACTATCAAATAGCTTCTTTTGGATATAATACAAAGCACTATTCCATACGCTTTGTGATTCTTTTTTTATATCCTCAATAGCATTTACTTCACAAAATTCATTTAGATAAAATAATAAATCATTTTCGTATATCTCAATCTGATCTGACATCGCAGCACATCCCCCAAAAAGCCAAAATAAAAAAGCCCGCACCACCTGGAACAATTCCAAGTGATACGAGCTAACCGGCATTCGCTTATTAATTAAATTTAAAATAATAATAATCAAATCTACTTATTTTGTCAATATACTGATTATTGTGTATATAACAATAACTGTATTAATTAATATATACCACATCACACACATATATATTAATTTATATAAAAATAAAAAGCCGGTCACAAAAACCGACTTTAAAAAACACTTGCCATTATGTCAAACTGTGGTAAAATAAGAATGTCTTTACAGGCGGATGGGCTTGTAAAAGGTGCTGCTTACCAATTCCAGACAGCCACGGGTTGAAAAAATAATATTTTAAATAATGCTTTTTCAAGCATTAAAAAAGAGGGGCTTTAATCCCCTCTTTTATCATTTTTACCAGCTCCATAGCATTTATAAAATGCTTCTGTTAGAGTCCCCAATTGCTCCGGTGTTAGCTCTTCTTTTAGCTCATCCGGTATCCACTCATAAGAGCTATTGAAACTGTCGGCACAAGTACCGATTTTACAAGCCTCTTTAACTTTTTGCAACTTGTACATTTCTCCGAGTTCTTCCGTTGTGATTTCTCCATCTCTTACTGCTTTGCGTCCTTCTCTCGTTAAAATTTCCATAGCTTTTTCTTTGCTGATTATTCCGATTCCTTTAATCCTCATATTTACACCTCCTTATAATACTTTGATGTGGCATTTTTCAGGGATTTCCATAACATCCACATACTCACAGCCGAATAGCTTTTTTGCGGTCTCTTTATCGAATGCTGGGGAATAATCGCCCTGAACCATTCCCAAAATTTCAAATCCGGCAAGTTTGCCACATTTATATGTTTTTTTAGTTATCAAAAAGTTTCTCATACTCTTTATACCTCCAATAAAAAATAATATTTAATTGCTACACTGATATATTAACATATGTAATACATAAATGCAATACATAATTGCAATAATTTTTAAAATGGGCACTCATTGTTATTGTTGTTCTTTTCCAGCTCATCCAGCTTATCCAATACTAATTGATTTACGAATCCATTAATTGTAAGCCCTTGCGCTTGTATCCGGTCTTTTGTGCCCTTTGGTAAAGTAACGCTTATTCTGTCGTAGCTCTCTCTTATTCTGTCATTTTGCTTTTGTATACGCTTCTTGTAGTTTTCAATAATTTTCTTTTCATCCATTTTTTACACCTCATTATATAAATTAATAATATCAATAATCATTGGCAATAATACTATAAATAATATTGCTATACATAAATATATAATAATTAAATTATTATGTCAATAATAATTCATTACATAATATAAATAATAATAGTTATTTCTTATTATATGCATTAATTCATTTATTATTGATTTTACTATTGCATTAATGTAATTAAATTTTATTGCAATATTTTTTAATTTATGTATTGACATTACATAAATACAATGCTATTATAATGTCAAGTCGAAAGACAAGGAACAAAATAGTTTACAATATGGAGGTAAAAAATATGTTTGTATCAGTGAAAAGCCTTACAGAAGCACTTGACCAAGATTTTATTTATCTTGCTGATGGTGTAGCGTCAAAAGAAGCGCACAGCAAAGAAGAGTTTGACAAATGGTTGTCATATATTACCAATAAGATTAATAACAGGATTGAGAAATTAAAGCAAATCAGCAGTAACGAAAAACTGATTGCAAAATATGTTTGCAAAGCAAACAAACTAAAGGAGATGTAAGAATATGAAGAAATTGGAAAGACTCGAAGAACTTGAGAAAGAGTTGATAAAGGTTTGCGGCACTTACGAAAATGATTGTTCCAAGTGCTCAAAACAAAAAGAATGTGAAGAATATTGTAAATTGGCGCAGATTTACGAAATAGTAAACAGATAAGAAAGAGGGTCTAAATATGAAAACAAACGATACAATCAAAGTGCATTTATACGATTTACACAATAAGGAGATACAAACTAGAAACTATGGCAAGACTTTTTGCGTGTACGAAAAAGCCGGAAAACTTGGAATTGATTGGAACGCAGAAAAAAGCCTGTACACTTGCAAGGGTGATACGTTTGCACCATTCGAGACCTTTGCGCCATCTGTAATATTTGAAAATATTGAAACCGGGGAACTTTTCCACTTCTCAAATATTAAAAATGCAGTTGTTAGAATAGCATAGTCGAAACGCTCCGCCTGGAGCGTCAGCCGTGGGATGGTCTCCCGGCTCTGATGATGGCAGACCGTAGAAAATGAAAGCGAGGTTTTGAACATGGAAAAATATATAATGGTTGTAACAAATGAACAGATAGAAAGAAGCAAGGCACGCAAAAAAGCCATTGAAGCATTGGAGTACAACCCAATGTGCTACAACTGCAAGAACTTCGGAAAATCTTGCAAAGGGTCAACAAATAAAGTATATAGTGGATGCGTCTATAAAGAGGTTGACGAATCTAAGCCGTCTATATATGCACAGATTGCGGAACAAATAAAATAGTCGAAACCGCCACTTTGGGCGGTCTGTAGGGATTGCCCCACCTGCACCGATGAGACAGGGCGCATAATGAAAGGATGGTTGATTATATGACAAAAGCGGAACTACTGAAAGAATTTGACAAACTGCAAAAAGAAAAAGAAATACGCATTGAGGGCATACACTGCAATAGTAATAAAAGCACAATAGAAAATGCTATTGAGTGCCTAAAATGCCCGGATGAACTGTTAGAGAAATACTTAATGGTTGTAAGTCTCAAATATGAAAATATTGGGCGCACAATTGCAGAAAATGGAGACTTCAAGCGTCACTCCTTCAACCGGCTTTATGTATTTAATACAGCAAGACAGATTTTAGCAAATTAGGGGGCGCAGCTATGAGAGATTTAATCGAGCTTTTAAAGGCTTTAAGCCTTTTTATATCATGCCTTGTAATTGGGTATGGTTGTTTGTTTTTATTTTTTTATTAATTTGTGAGGTGTAAACATTATGAACAGATTGGAAGAAGCAAAAAAGGCATTTTTAGAGGTTAGAGACATTTTAACGGAAAAGCACGAGGATTTTGCACTTGCAAGAGCATACAAAAAGCCTTGGAAGTGGTACAGGGAACACACCACGCAAGAAGCTATTAAGATTTTAAGAGCAGAAGCAAAAGGGATAATATTAAAATAATTCACGAGCTAATAGCAATACAAATTAACATGGTGTATTCTAGCCGGTTCGATTCCGGCTATTAGCTTTATATATAAGGCTTTTCAGGCTTTATATTAATCTGTTGAGGGCTACCAATTAAAAGCGGTTATAAGTGCATATATTAACGTTTTGAGCGTTTGAGGGCTACCGGCTTTTGTGGTCATAAGTGCATATATACAGGCATTCGCGGATAATGTAAAGCCGTATCGGTGTGGTATTTGAACTTGCGACAAGTGGAGCGATTAATAAACGTGGGGAATAGCAAGCGCAGAGCAACGAGCGTTAGACATGCTAAAGTGTGTAAGATATGCAGCACACTATAAACATTTTGCATACATATATAGGTGATTTGCGTTATTGCACCTATAAAAACAGATTAACGCACGCATGACCGCGAAAGAGTCAAAAAAGCAACTTATAAACCATGCACGAATAGAAAAGAGGGTTGATGAATGGACGAATTTAAAAGCCTTGATGCTGTAGAGATGGAAATAAAAGCACGCTACAATGGCAAATATCAAAGCGCGCCGGAATATCAAGCAAGCGAGCGCGCCACACGAAAAGCAATAACAGATATTTTTAAAACTGTCGCAGAGTCGGGAACGTGTAACGATATTACCACGCTTATTAGTGGCAAGGAATACCGCCGGACGGCTTTTGATAACTACCTAAACCACAAAAACTATATAAGCCCAATAATTAAGGCTTGTTATAGATAGGGGGGTGTATTATGTCTAATTATGAGTATTTAGGGAAAAAAGAAATATATAAGCGCGTTAAGGCGCTAGGCTATGAGATGCCGAAAATAAACGATTTTAGTTATACCAAGTACGATTGCATAGAATGGATGGAGTCACACGAGTTAAAAATAACAGTTCAAAGGTCCGGCGAATGGTTGCAAGTCGTAGAAAAGCGCGCGCACGTTCACCCGGCCACGCTGTTTTGTGACTATCAAGCCGGGAAATATATCACGTGTTACCACTAGGGATATTTTGTATCCCTTTTTGTTGTGTCTAAAATCAAGCGCGCAGCCGTTGGAGTTGTCGCGAGTTGCCCGGATATAAGTCCGGGTGCTGTAGTACATTGACAAATTAACAAAAATATTCTATGATTTTATGATATACACATTTTAAGCCGTGTATTTGACGTTTTAAGGGCTTTTATACGTGTTAGCGTGGATTTTATCGAGTGTGCCATAATAAGCCACAAAACAAGCCGTTTACAATGCTTGAAAATATAATTATAGCATTGTAAGCCGTCAAGCCGTGGCAAGTTGTGCCGGGTGCAATATCCAACAAGTCAAGCGCACCAATTCACGAAAAATGTTTGAATTTTCAGAAAATTTTACTCAATTAAAGTGCGGTGCGAGTTCTTTGCAAGTTCTCGACAAGTTTTTGTAAAATTTTGCGAACGGATTTTTGAAATCGAAAAAGTCAAATGTAGGGGGGTACTTCTCGAATCCTAAAATTTTTGGGAATTTGAATTTTGAATTGCCAAAAAATAAATGCTCTTGGCGCTATAATCACTCTCTCCTAGCTTCTCAATCAATTTCTGCCGTGTCATTTCCGGATTAGTCCGGTGTATGTATTCTAATAGTCTGTCTATTTTATCCATAGTATCTATCACTCCTAGCTGCTTTAAGTATCATGTCAACAATATCAAACACTTCATCCCCATATGTTGCTACAAAATCACACAATATCTCTTCCTGTTCGATAGGCAAATACACATCATAGGACATACAAATTGCGTGACATACTTCGTGTATCAGCACTTTGCGTTGCATAAATCCACGCAAGGCATTTGACAGATAAATTGTGTGTGCATTTCTATCAGTTACACCTAGCACAGAAACATTGTCCGACCGCTTTAATTCGCCTGAATTTGAATTTTTATATTGTACTTGCCACATTGTACCATTGATGCTAAAAATCATCTGTATGCTCCTTTCCGAATGAAATAGGCTATGAATATTACTACTCATAGCCTTTAAATTTACAGCTTAGAAACAAGTGTACTAAGTTTGGTACGCATAAGATTGCGTTCTTCTGCCGTCATATCGCCAATAAGCTGTGTAATATCGCCACCAAGCTCTTTGATGTAGCCGTCAAGGGCTTTCATCTTATGTTCCTTATCCTCCGGCGTGTTGTTTTTATGCATTTCCTTAGTCTCTGTATAGTTTCTCTTTGCTCTGTCATAACCGCTTTCAATCGTATGTGATGAGTTATTGTCTGATACAACAGGCTCGGTATAATACATTCGCCCCATGCCCTTGTCCATGTCACGCATATATTCAGGATCGTTGTAGTTTACCGGCATGTGATAATATGGCGGTTCTTCATATCCTCTGCGTGTTCCACGACCTTTAGGGGCAAATCTGCCATTTGCATAGCGATATTGGTCGTAATATCTTCTGCCACTTTCTTCGCCATATTCTGCCTTAAGGCTTCTTAGGAGTTCTTTGTCGTACTCTTCTTCCTCTTCATCAGCTTTTTTCATAGCCTTGGAAATTATTGAATGATATTCAGCTTCTGCAAGGTCTTTTATCATATCTACGACCTGTCCCATCTCGGAAGTGTCAACATTCTCAATACCCTTATCAAACTCATTGACAGCTTTCTCTGTAAGGCACTCTTGCATTTTGTGCATTCTTTCAATGTGCATACTCTCACCCCCTACGCTTCACGAACAGCAATTAAGTTACTATTCTGTACTTCAATAGCCTGTGTAGATGTATTCTGCACCGCTACAGTACTGCAACAGCCACAAGGTACATCAACGTATGCCTGAGCCGAAACGTTAAATAAATTTTGTACTGCTGCCGGTGTAACTATCATTCGTGTTGACTGTAAAGGCTCTCCGTCTACTGCAATGGCAAGTGAGATAGCACCTACTGTACCGCCTGTAGGTATCTGAATGTTTCCACTATAAGATACTAAAAATCTAGCCTTACACTGATTAGTAATACCTCTTAGCTTGATAATTCCACTCCCCTGTCTGTGGACTATACATTTAGTTCCACATACCGGTGTTTCTGTAAATGCCACATCTTCTCCGGCGGCAACTGTTTGTAATGCAATTCCTGTTATTTCCATTATCTTTACCTCTCTTTCACAAAATAAGGGCAAACATTATAGTCTGCCCTTTATCTTCCCGACATTTGTGTCGGTAACATCAAGTAATACTGCTTAGCAGACATAATCTTGTATTCAGTTCTTCGAGTGGAAACTCGAAAGAAACTCGAAAGAACTCGATTAAGATACTCAATTATTCAGTTTTAGCAATTACAGCCGGTATTGCAACCGCAACCATATGCATAACCATAAAGGTTAGAAGCTGGGAAAGATGGAACCGGTGTAGGTCTTACTGCATCAATAATCTGATTTGTCTGCGCTGCCATTGTAGTAGTCAGAAGTGCGTTCTGTCTATCCTGTGAAGCAGCTCTTCTCAAATCGTTGTTCTCTGCCTGTAAGGTTGCAATCTTGTCATTTGTCAGGAAGTCAAGAATAGCTCTTGTTCCTGCCTGCTGGCTGTCAATAATATCTCTTGTATTATTGTTCATTGTGTTCTGTAAAGCGCAAGTGTTAGTTGCCATGTTGTAGTTTACACCTTGGATGGCTTCTCTCGTCTCGCAGCAGCAGTTAGCAAGCTGTGACTGTAAAGCGTTGGTATTCTGCATATTAGCAACTGTATCAGCGTTTACCGCCTGTTGTATGCCGTAGCCGGTCTGCATGATATTTGTGTTAATACCGTTAAAGCCTGTGAGCATACTGTTGTTCATGGCATAAAAGCCGTCACAAAGTCCGTTGGAAATGCCATCAAGTTTTGATACAACTGCCTGATTGTCAAAGCCTCTCTGAATTTCACTGCCGACACCACCATTAGCGCCACCGAAACCACCAAAGCCGTTACCCCAGCCTCCAAATATCGCAAAAACTACGATAAGGAACCAAAGCCATGAGCCGTCATTCCAGTTATTTCCGTTGTTTCCGTCAATGTTCGCAACTAATGGTACTGATGCTGTGTTGCAATTTGAACTAAACATAATTTTTACCTCCATTATTTAAAATTTATATACTTAATCTTGCAAGAATTAGTATCAAAGTTAATTAAAATGTGTTATAATATGTTTGTACGGATAGGGTAGCTCCCGATAAGCTGTTTGTCCTAACAGTTTCCGTACATTAGCTGATATAGGACATCTCACACTGAAAGGACAGGTGTTATTTTTATGGGCAAATCTATCGATTTAACAAACCAAAAATTTGGTAAGTTGCAAGTCTTATGCGTTGACAAAAATCCATCAAATAAAACTAAAAGATGGCTATGCCGATGTGATTGTGGAAACATTACCACAGCAAAAACAAACGAATTAACATCAGGGCATAAAACCTCTTGCGGTTGCAAAAAACAAAACTATTTTAGAAGAGTTCACGGTCAATCAGGAACCCGATCGTATCACATTTGGAAATCAATAAACATGAGATGCAATAATCCTAATGAACCTAGCTATCGGCATTATGGCGAAAGAGGAATAACTGTTTGTGAAGAATGGAAAAACAATTTTTCAACTTTTTACAATTGGGCTATTCAAAATGGCTACTCCGACACGCTCACAATCGACCGAATAGATGTGAATGGCAATTATGAACCATCTAATTGCAGATGGGCTACGATTGCCGAACAATCTATTAATAAAACAAACACTGTTTATATTGAATTAAACGGAATTTCAAAGCCTATGAAAGAATGGTGCAATATATACAATGTGCCATACTACCTTGTGCAACAAAGATATAAGAAAGTTACAAAAAACAACATTCCTTGTGATGATTTATCTATTTTGTTTTCTAGAGAAACATTGCATCTTAAGAAAAATAGAAAACCATGTGTCAGAAACCATTTTTCCGATTATAGAGAAAGACCAATAATTCAATATGATGTAAATAATATTCTTATTAAAGAATGGTCTGGTATCAAAGAAATAAAGCAAACCGGATTATTTAATAAAAATGCCGTATTGAATTGTTGCTATGGTTTTTCAAAAACTCACAAAGGATTTATATGGCGATATAAAGATGATAATTATCCACAATATAAAGGCAAAAAATAATTTTTATTGGGCGGGTAATCCGCCCGATATGCTACTAATTACCAAATCTACTTTTAATCTGCTTCATTACATCATCAGGATTAATGCCCTTTTCTTTGCATAGGTTTCTTGCCATTTGCTCAATTCCCTTGCTGTTTCCGCTTTGAGCCATACTCATTGCATTCTTAATCATTGGATTTCCCATTACGCGGTTATTGCTCATTATCTGTTGCATTATTCCCATTACATTCATGCTTTTTCACTCTCCTTACCTTGTGTTCGTGGAGTTTTTCTTTGTGCCCCTAAAGATAATTGCTCAATTTTCTCAGATAGTTCGTTGAGCTTTGCCATAATGTCCTCTGTGGCTTTCTCTGATAGGTCAAATTCAAGCTTTTCCGTGTCACTCGATAAAATGTCTGTCTTACCATTTAGAGCTGGTTTAAAAGTCAATGTGCGTATTGTTCCGTCAGCATTCCAGCTCTTAGCATATATCTCTGTTAAATCCTGTTTTGGAAAAAATGCTACACTGCCATCCATTGGCACCTCGTTGGGATTAATAGTCTCAACTGCCTGTACTACTCTGCCGCTTATTCCTTGTGTCTGTTCAGGCTGTTGGTATCTCTGATAGCTCGCCATTGGGTTGTACTGATACGCTCCATAATTAGGTGTATAATTCATCATTGGTTGCTGATACGGCATGTTCATTTTCTCTTTCCTCCAAAACTTCCTCTATCGCTTTAATGACAAGGGATAATGTCATTAGGTCGATTTTTTGTAACTCATTTTTAGCAAATATTTTTTCTCTCACATCATCGTCAAACACAACATCATCTCCTTATGCCTAAATTGTGGCATAAAAAAAGAGAAGAGCATTTCCATGTTCTTCTCATATTTGTGTCATATAATGGCTTTTCTATATACAATTTTTACTACACACTTTTTGGGGTGGTTACTACACAGTTACTACACACTTTTCACATTAAAATACATTAAAATACATAGAATTTTATATTTTTTACGATTTTGCGAAAACTCCGCAGACCCTTTATTTTCCTAGGATTGCGCCATTATTTACGAAATCGTATGGCACTCCTTGATATACATAATAATT